ATAGAAGGAACAGGTAAAACACAAAACACAGTGACCTTTCATCCTGCACTAGTTGCTGCAAAAAAGATGGAAAAGAAGATACACGATCAACTAGAAGAGTCTGGTGCTAATAAACAACTTAGAAGTACAGCTTTTGAAATGTCTTTGTTTGGTACAGGTATTATGAAAGGTCCGTTTGCTATTGACAAAGAGTATCCAAACTGGAATGACGATGGTGAGTATGATCCTTTAATTAAAACTGTGCCATCTACTAATCATGTTTCTATATGGGACTTCTACCCTGATCCTGACTCACAAAACATGGACGAGGTTGAGTTTGTTGTAGAGAGACACAAAATGTCTCGTATGCAAATGAGAGCATTAAAGATGCGTCCTTTCTTCAGATCTGAGTCGGTAGATAGAGCTATAGAACTCGGTCCTGCCTACGAGAAAAAGTACTGGGAAGATGACATGATAGACTACACTACTCAGCAATACATTGATAGATATGAAGTGCTTGAGTTTTGGGGATACGTAGGTAGTTCTACCCTTGAGGAAAATGGTTTAGACATACCTGCTGATTTAAAAGATATGGAGCAACTTAATGTCAATATATGGGTATGTAATGGAGAAGTATTACGTTTGGTACTCAATCCGTTTAAACCAGTTCGTATACCTTACTATGCCGTACCATATGAGCTTAATCCCTACAGTTTCTTTGGTGTGGGAATTGCTGAGAATATGGACGATACACAGACTTTAATGAATGGTTTTATGCGTATGGCTATTGATAACGCAGCCCTTAGTGGTAACTTAATTATTGAGGTTGATGAAACTAATCTAGTTCCAGGACAGGATCTATCAGTATATCCAGGAAAGATATTCCGTAGACAAGGTGGCGCACCAGGACAAGCTATATTTGGCACAAAGTTTCCAAACGTAGCAGGAGAGAATATGCAACTGTTTGACAAAGCTAGAGTGCTTGCAGACGAAAGTACAGGCTTTCCAAGTTTTGCTCACGGACAGACAGGTATACAGGGTGTAGGTAGAACTGCATCAGGTATATCAATGTTAATGTCAGCAGCTAATGGTTCTATCAGAAACGTAGTTAAGAATGTTGATGATTATCTGTTAGCACCACTAGGTAAGGCTTTCTTTAGCTTTAATATGCAGTTTGACTATGATAATAGTATTAAAGGTGATTTAGAGGTTAAAGCACAGGGTACAGAAAGTCTAATGGCTAACGAAGTGCGTAGCCAAAGACTAATGCAGTTCTTACAAGTTGCGTCTAATCCTGCACTAGCACCTTTTGCTAAGATGGATTACATCATTAGAGAGATAGCTAAGAGTATGGACTTAGACCCTGACAAAGTAACTAACAGCTTACAGGACGCAGCTATACAAGCTGAGATACTAAAACAGTTTCAACAACCTGCTCCTCCTCCAGTTCCTCCTGAAGGTATGCCTACTGAGGGTCAACCACAGCCTGAAGCTCCTCCACCTGCAGGAGCTAATGTGCAAGATACATCAGGTGGTGGCGGTAGTCAAATAGGTGTAGGCACAGCACCGTTACCACAAGAAGAAGGTTTCTCAGGTAATGCCTAATTTAAAACCCTTAGTTAATAATAACGAACTCTATGATAATTTTTTAGAAGAGTTGGATCTTCAAATAAGAGTTTACACTAGAGGTTTAGAACAAGCAAATACTTTAGTAGATGTGCATAGGCTTCAAGGCAGTATATATGCTTTGCGAAAACTAGAAAAATTAAAGGAACAAGTTAATGGCTCAAAATAATACAGCAGAACAAATGGAGATGGCTTTCATGCAAGAAGGCGGCTTGAAAGATGATGGAGCTGTTACCGATCCTGTAAGTGGCAATGAAGTCCCTAGTGGTAGTATGGATCAAGAAGTAAGAGATGATGTCCCTGCTATGTTGAGCGAAGGTGAATACGTTGTACCTGCTGATGTCGTTAGGTTTCACGGAGTTAAACTGTTTGAAGACTTACGCATACAAGCTAAAATGGGTATGGCTAAGATGGAAGCTGAAGGACGCATAGGTGGTGAGCCTATAGATGGTGAAGACATGGAGGATGACGATGAGTTACCTTTTGATGTAACAGAGTTGCGTGTAATAGAAACACCTGTTAGAGAGATGGCTGAAGGTGGAGATGTAGGTGAGGTTGGACCTACGTTTACATATAATCCTAACACACGATACATGGAAAGACAAAGAACCACCTCTGGTTTTGAGATGAGAGTTTATGTTGATCCTGCCACAGGTAGACAGATAACTATACCTTTCTTTAATGGGCAACCTATGTCAACAATACCTCAAGGTTTTGTACTAGCTTCAGATCAAGCTGCAGCACAGAAAACTTTATCTGAACAAGAGATGCAACAGATGCAACAAGATCCTGCATCAAAAAGATTCTTCTTACCACCTGACCCTAAAGAAGTTAAGCGAGGCTTTGATGCTTTTACTGCAGAGGATTGGAATAACTACGTAAAACAAGCTGATGGTCAACTTGCAGCATTTACAGCTAACATACCTATCTTAGGGACGCTACAAAGACTTAGTGAGTCTTCAGCAAAAGCATATGCTGAAAGAGCATTAAAGACAGGTGTGCATCCTGCTACAAATAAAGCTTTAACTCCACAAGAGGTAACTGCACTAAAAAGTGTTTTAAATAGTTCTATCACAGAAAGAAAGAGTATACTAGAATCTATAGGTGATTTGTTCAAAGGTGAGCCAGATCAGAACATGTCTCCTAGACCTGACTTTAAACCTATAACGGCTGCACAAATGCCACAAGCAAATATAATGACTGAAGAAAGTCCTACTATGAGTGCTATAATGGCAGGATTCAATAAAGACAAAAGTGGTGATACTGTTGGACAACAGTTTGCTAGTAGAGCAGATGTGGTAAGCGATGTTACTCCTTTGGCTGCAGGACCAGTTAATATTACTGATCCTACTTTAAGTATTCTTTTAGACGAAGCTAGTGTTTCTAGTTTAGACGATATAAAAAATAGTGGTAGCATAGCACGTAGGGAGGCTTTTGATGGAGATTCTGCTCTTAGAACAAATGCAGAAGGTGAAACTATTTTTAAAGCTTATAAAGACTCAGAGGGTTATTGGACTGTTGGTCCTGGAATATTATTGGGGACAGTAGACAAAAAGGGTAATCAGACAGTATCTGAAGAGGCTATACAAAAAGATTACACTGAAGAATTTGTTAAAGATGAATTTGTAAAAAGTTTAAATGAGGCTACAAATTACATTGACAATAAATATAATGCTGATCTTATGCCACCTTTAGCAAGAGCTACATTGATAAATATGCGTTTTCAATTGGGTAATAGATTTGAAACTTTTACTCAATTAGATAGAGCAATCAAAGAAGGAAACTTTACGGAAGCTGCAAAACAAGTCTTAGGTAATTATAAAGTAGGAGATAAATTTGCTTTTTCTACTGATTCAGGTGCAGAATCAATAGGTCCAACTTTATATGCAACACAGACTACAAATAGAGCTAGAAGACATGCAACTAGATTTGATCTTGTAGCTTCACAGTACGGTAAATTAACACCTGCTACACCACCAAGACCTGATAGATTTGGAGCAGACGTACCTGCACCACCAAGCTTTATACAAGGAATGGATGCAGTTCCAGAAGGAGGTGCAGCTATACCTTACACAACTGACGCAGCAGGTTTTGCAGGAGACATACCTCCACCTGTAGCATCACCTGTAGCACCTGTAAGTGGAGGTAGTATACCCACAATGGAATACATAGAGTCCATGTTAAGCGGAGCTAATATAGATACAAGCATTGCTCCTAATGTTAGAGACTTAATCCGTAGACAACGTGGAGTTCCACCTATAGCTACTGAAGGCGGTTTTCCACCAGAGGTTAATATACAAGCTCCATCTATTCAAACTGCACCTCAGTTAGGTCAAACATCAAAACCTATTCAAACTGCACCTCAGTTAGGTCAAGCACAAACAGATATAACAACTAGTACAAAAGCACCTAAGTTACCAAAAGAACCAAAAATATCTGACTCTCAGTTTAAGTTAGGTCAGGTTTCGCCACCATCTATGTCTTTGGAAGTTCCACAACTAGAATTACCAAAATTTGAGTCTCTTCCTAGTGTTGATAAAACAGCTCCAAAATCTATAGAAGATTTTGAGCCATTGGGAGAATCAAAATTACCTCGTGGTTTTGGACCTACCACTAGAAGAGTATTAGGATCACAAGGCGGTGCTAAACCTGTTGAAAAAGATAAGACTGTATCTGAAACAAAAAAAGATCAAAGCATAAATAAAAATCCTGAGAATACATCTTTTACATCTGCAGCGTCTAATGATGACATAATACAAAAGACAGCTAGAAAGAGTGATATAGGAGATACTAATGTACAAATTAGGTTGGCTAAAATACTCTACGCTAAAAATCAAGCTAAAAACGCAGGAGTAGATATAACATTTAAAGATAGTGACTTTGATAAACAAGGTTTCTTTAAACCTAAGAGTAAAGAGTTACAAAAGTATAAAGCTAAAGGATTATCAAGTACAGGGTTTGACCCTTTAGCAAATAAAAAAGCTACTGGAGGCTTAATAGACAGGAGAGCAAAAAAGAAGAAGAAAACCTAAAGTAGTAGTGAGTACTACCTTATGGCTACTTGACCACTGCGGTCAACCCCAACAAAAGGAGTAAATAATATGCCAGAATTAGCAGAAGTAGAACCAGTAAAGAAAGCAGGATTTGTTAGTCCACGCAAAACTAATCAAGAACAGCGTATCGAAAAGGACGAAAAAGAACTTCAAGAACTTATTGCTAAAGCAAAAGGAGAGAAATCTCAAGAAGGAACTGAAGAACAGCAAAATACAGAATCTGCTCAAACGAGTAAAAAAGATGAAGTACAAGAAGAGGCTCTTGGTAAAGAAGAGCAATCTTTTAAAAAGAGATATGGTGACTTACGTAGACATCTATCATCTAAAGAGAAAGAGTGGCAATCTCGAATAGAAGCGTTGGAAGGTCAACTAAATAAAGCAGCTAAAAATGAATTAGTGTTGCCAAAGTCTGACGAGGAGATTGATGCTTGGGCTAAACAGTATCCTGATGTTGCAGGAATTGTTGAAACCATAGCTGATAAAAAAGCTAAAGAAAGATCTATAGAGTTAGATGAAAGAGTAAAACAAATTGAAGAGATGCGTTTTACTGCTACTAAAGAAAAGGCTGAAGCAGAGTTAATGAGGCTTCATCCTGACTTTGCTGAAATAAGAGAGTCAGATGACTTTCACGACTGGGCTGAGTCTCAACCTAAAGTTATACAAGATGCTCTATACGAAAATGCAGATGATGCCAAATCAACGGCTGCTGTCATTGACTTGTATAAACATCACAAAGGAATAAGTAAACCTAAGAAGACTTCAAGTGATAAAAATGCAGCTACTGCTGTTAATGTTCGCTCTAAGACTTCTCCTGTTTCTGACGATACTAAGAACCAGTGGTCTGAATCACAAGTTGAGAAGATGACTGATAAAGAGTACGCAAAAAATTCTGAGGCTATAATGGAATCAATTAGAGCAGGAAAGTTTATTTACGATATTAGTGGTGCTGCACGATAAAAAAGTGTTGACATTGTGTAGTTTATCACTATAACTAATAGCATACACCTAATGATGGGTGTGTGCTTTTCAAGCAAACAATACCCTAAAGCTTACCAAAGTTGTATAAGCCTAGAGGACAGAGCGTAGCGCAACGCTTCAAACTTTACACCTTATTAATACTTTGCCCTTACTGAGTATGTTTAGCTTATAATCATAAGCCTAACTTATTTATAAGGAGGACTATCATGGCTTTTAAAACTGCAGCAGGTTACGGCAATTTACCTAATGGTAATTTCTCGCCAGTAATCTATTCTAAGCAGGTTCAATTAGCCTTCCGTAAAAATACTGTAGTCGGTTCGATTACCAATAGTGATTACTTTGGTGAGATTTCCGCTATGGGTGATACAGTAAGGATCATAAAAGAACCTGAAATCACCGTTAAAGAGTATGCTCGTGGAGCGCAAATCACTCCGCAAGATCTCGATGACGAGGACTTCACACTAGTTGTGGACAAAGCAAACTACTTTGCTTTTAAAATGGACGATATTGAAGAAGCACATTCTCATGTGAACTTTTCACAGTTAGCTTCTGATCGTGCCGCATATCGGTTAGCCGATCAATATGACCAAGAAGTTCTTGGATACCTCTCAGGCTTTAAGCAATCAAGCATAAGCTCTCTAGCAGGTACAGCAAACGACACTGTTTCAGGGTCAAAGGCTGTGTCTACTGCAGGGTCTGACGAATTGCTAACAAGCATGAAGTTGAGAAAAGACTCTTTTGGTAACATCACCACATCAAGTGCAGGTGATCATTCTATCCCACTTGCTCCACGTATGGGCGGTGCAACATCGCAAGCTACTGCGACTGCTACACCATTGCAAGTTATTGCTAGAATGGGCAGACTACTTGATACACAGTTTGTGGATACACAAGGTAGATGGTTGGTACTACACCCAACATTCGTTGAAATTCTGAAGGACGAAGACTCTCGTCTTCTAAATGCAGACTTTGGCGAATCAGGTGGACTACGAACAGGTCTAACTATTGGCAGAATACACGGATTTGATGTGTACATGTCTAATAATCTACCATCTGTAGGTACTGGTCCAGGAACTTCAGGTTCAGCAAACCAGAACTCAAACTTTGGTGTTATCGTAGCAGGTCATAGTTCAGCAGTTGCGACTGCAGAGCAGATCAACAAAACTGAGTCATATCGTGACCCTGACAGCTTTGCTGACATTGTTCGTGGTATGCATTTGTACGGCAGAAAGATTCTCAGACCAGAGGCTCTTGTAACTGCTAAATATAACGTAGCGTAGGGAGGGATAAACAATGGCAACTTATGATATGACATCTTCCAGTACTGTTGGTGTTTCTTCTAACTCTATAGCGGCTTTACCTAGTGAAACAGGTATGGGCGCAATGCGAATGGTTCAAGCTTATTTGGACATTGACGCTTTGGTAGCCGCAGGTTACTCTGGTGCAGACGGTGACGTTTTTCAACTACTTGAAATCCCTGCAGGATGCTTAGTGCTATTTGCAGGTGCTGAAGTAGAGAAAGCATTTACTTCTAGCTGTACCTTAGACATGGACTTTGGCGGTGGTGATGACATCATTGATGGTGCTGACATTACCTCAACTGGGTTCTGTGCTGAAGGTACAAACGGACAGTCAAATGACGTTACTACTGGTGCAGCCTCAACATTTACACAATTTGTATCTACTACTGATACTATTGATTGTACGATTGCAGGTGCTGCTCCTGCTACAGGAAGATTACGAGTGTACGCTTGTTTAATCGACTGTAACGATGTAGGTTCAGCAGACAGGGCTACTGACGTAGACCGTGACCAATTAGCTTAATTTAACAACTGGGAGGGCATTAAGTTGCCCTCCTTTTACTATAAGAGATAATATGTCAGGTACTTTTTTAAGTTTAACAAATACTGTATTAGCAAGATTAAATGAGGTGCAACTAACTGCATCTAATTTTACTTCTGCTAGAGGAATACAAATACAAGCTCAAAACGCAGTTAATGAAACAATTAGATATATTAATCAAAGAGAATTTAATTATCCATTCAATCATGCAACAGAAACTAAAACTCTTACAGCAGGAGTTGTAAGATACAGCGTACCGACTAGCACAAAATCTATAGACTATAATACATTTAGATTAGTAAAAGATAATGATTTAGGTACAAGTGGTGGTAGACTTGGCATCTTAAATTATAATGATTATGTAAATAGTTATATAACACAAGAAGATGAGATTAATTCTACCACTGCTGCAGAGGCAATAGACTCATCAGAAACAGAAATAGACTTAACTAGTGCTACAGGATTTGATAGTGCAGGAACAATACACGTAGGTAATGAACAGATTACTTACACAGGTATTAGCACTAATACACTTACAGGTTGCACAAGAGGTGCGTTTTCTACCACTGCAGCATCACACGATAATGGATCTACAGTAACACAATTCACAGGTGGTGGTATACCTAGATTTATAGTTAGAACTGCTGATAATAACTATTTACTATTTCCTTTTCCTAATAAACAATACTCTGTAAAGTTTGATTACTACACATTCCCTACAGACTTATCTGCACAAGATGATACAACTTCTATCCCTGCTAGATTTGATCCTGTTATAGTAGATGGTGCAACTGCATTTGTTTATCAGTATAGAGGAGAAACACAACAATATCAACTTAACTTTGCTAGATTTGAACAAGGTATTAAGAATATGCAAACATTACTTGTAAATAAGTTTGACTATGTTAGGTCTACTTACATAGCTAGAACTCAAAATAACTTTTTAGAAATAACACCAAGGGTAAATTAATATGCCTGACGCTTCTCAAGTACAACCAGTAGCATTTAATTGTAGAGGAGGTTTAGTATTAAATCGTTCCACTTTTCTTATGGAGGCAGGAGAAGCACTAGAACTAGTAAACTTTGAGCCTGATATTGAAGGTGGTTACAGAAGAATAAATGGGTTTGTTAAGTATAACACAAATGTAGTCCCACAAACAAGTGCGTCAACAGAAGAAGTATTACTATCCTGCATATTTAATGGCACTATAATTGCAGCTAGAGGAGAGAAAATATTTTCTGCAGCAGCAGGAAGCGGCTCTTGGACGGAACGAGACACAGGTAGAACAAGTGCAGGTGTATATACCTTTGAGAGATTTAACTTTGATGGTAACAACAAACTAATAGTAGCAGACGGAGCAAATGCACCTACAGTGTTTAATACATCATTCGCTGCTACAGACGTAAGCGAAAGCTCTGTATCTGGCTCTAAATTTTTAGCTGCATTTAAAAATCATATGTTTTATGCAGGTAAATCTTCTACACCACAGACTGTAGTATTTAGTCAGCCTAACGATGAAGATGCTTTTAATACTGGTAGTGGTGCAGGTAGCATAAAAGTTGACGATACTATAACAGGTCTTAAAGTATTCCGTGATAATTTATTTATATTTTGTCAAGATAGGATATTTAAATTATCAGGTTCTACTTCAAGCGACTTTGCTATAACACCAGTTACTAGAAACATTGGTTGTGTTAATGGACAAACAATACAAGAATTTGCAGGTGACTTAATATTCTTAGCACCTGATGGATTAAGAACTGTTGCAGGTACTGCTAGAATTGGTGACGTTGAATTAGGTACAATAAGTACACCAGTACAATCTTTATTTAATGATAATATAGCTAACGCAAGTGGTTTTAGGTCAATAGTTATACCTAATAAAACACAATACAGAGTGTTTTTTACAAAATCAGGCGTAGCACAAACTGTAACAGAAGGAGTTATAACTTCTCTTAGGGGAGATAGTTTTGAGTTTGCTAACTTAAAAGGTATAAGACCTACATCTACAGACACAGTTACAAGTGCAACAGAAACTATTATCATACATGGTGGAGAAGGTGGTTATGTATATAGACAAGAGTCAGGTAACGACTTTGATGGCACTGCAATAAATGGTAAATATAGAAGTCCAGATTTAACATTTAATGATGCAGGTATACGTAAACACATGCAAAGGGTTTTAGTTAGTTTTAAACCTGAATCATCTATAGACGCAGATTTGTTTTTAAGGTATGACTTTGAAGATCCAGATGCACCAAGACCTGCAGCTTACTCTCTTGATGCTGCTGACATTGTGGCGATATATGGAACAGGCACGTATGGTACAGCTACTTATGGAGGACAAGCAGAGCCATTGTTAAGACAATCAGTAGAAGGTTCTGGATTTACAGTAGCATTACGAGTAGAAGATGGTGGAGTAACAGCACCATACTCACTAAAAGGATTTCAGTTAGAATATCAACTAGGAGCTAGAAGATAAATGGGAGCAACTTACACAAGACAATCATCATATAGTGACGGTGATGTTATCACAGCCGCACACACTAATGACGAGTTTAATCAGTTATTAGCAGCGTTTCAGGCAACTACAGGTCACACACATGATGGCACAGCAAATGAAGGTGGACCAATTACTAAGCTACTTGGTAACACACTTACGTTTGGTGCAGGTACAGCAGGTACAGATATTACTATCACCTTTGATGGTGAAACTACTGATGGTGTTCTCAAGTGGATGGAAGATGAAGACTACTTTGAGTTTTCAGATGATATACTTGTAGCCTCAGATGAAAAGATACAGTTTCGTGATACTGCTATTACTATTAACTCTAGCACTGATGGTCAACTAGACTTAGTAGCTGATGGTGCTGTGTCTATTGATGCAGGTACAGACATTATACTAGACGCTGATGGTGCAGATGTTTTATTAAAAGATGCAGGTACACAGTATGCATCCTTTACAAATAGTTCAGGTAATCTTGTAATTAAATCTGGTAGCACTACTGCTATGACTTTTGACGGTGCTAATGTTACATTCTCAGGAACTGTGACAATAGGTAGTGCAGGTATATCAGAGGCAGAGCTAGAAATACTAGATGGTGCTACTGTAACTACTGATGAGTTAAATATACTAGACGGTGTTACAGCTACTACTGCTGAACTTAATATTATGGACGGTGACACTTCAGCTACCTCTACTACAGTAGCTGATGCGGATAGAGTTGTGTTTAATGACGCAGGAACTATGAAGCAAGTAGCAGTTACTGACTTAGCTGCATACTTTGACGATGAGATAACTGCAATGCCAAACCTAGTCACCACTGCTGCAACTACAGTTGGTGCATTAGATAGTGGTTCTATAACAAGTGGCTTTGGTACAATAGACACAGGTTCTTCTACTATAACAACAACAGGTGCTATTACAGGTGGTTCTTTAGTAGCAGATAATATAACTATTGATGGCACAGAGATTGATTTATCATCTGGAGACTTGACAATAGATGTTGCAGGTGATATAATACTAAACACAGATGATGGTATAGTTTCATTACAAGATGCATCTGCTACATTTGGTTCACTAGAAAACTCATCAGGTAACTTAGTTGTTAAGTCAGGCACAACAACAGCCTTGACATTTAGTGGTGCAAATGTTACAATAGCAGGTGACTTAACAATTAGTGGTGATGACCTAACTATGGGTACTAATACTAGTGGTCACATCATGGTAGCAGATGGTACTAACTTTAATCCTGTAGCTGTATCAGGTGATGTAACAATGGCATCAAACGGTGCAGTAACAATAGCAAACGGTGCTGTTGAAACTGCAATGATAAATGCAAATGTAATTACAGGGCAAACTGCTGAAACATCTCTTGATACATCTAATGATGTCATACTTATACATGATGCTTCTGCTAGTGCATTAAGAAAGACAACACTTGCATCTATATCTTCTGCTCTTGGTGGTATTACAGATGTAGTTGCAGATACATCACCACAGTTAGGTGGTAACTTAGATACTAACTCGCACAATATACTTATTGATGATGCACACTTTATAGCAGACGAAAATGGTAATGAGCAGATTATCTTTCAAACAACATCATCTGCTGTCAATCAATTTGATATAACTAATGCTGCAACAGGTAATGCTCCTGAGTTATCTGCAACAGGTGGTGACACAAACATTAGTTTAAAGATAACACCAAAAGGTTCAGGACAAGTTTTACTAGATGGTAATGTTGGAGTTGAGTCTGGACTAATTGATTTAAAGAACTCAGGTTCTAGGTCACAAATAAAATTCTACTGTGAGTCTGGTAATGCTCACGCACAAACATTACAGGCTGCGCCACATTCAGAGGCTGCATCAAACACTTTAACATTACCAAGTACAGGCGGTGACGTTGACTTAGTTTCAACAGCTTCTACTGCTACACTAACTAATAAGACACTAACAAGTCCAAAGATAAACGAAGATGTAGCAGTAACAGCCACAGCAACAGAGATAAATCTATTAGATGGAGTAACATCTACAACTTCAGAACTTAACATATTAGATGGTGTTACATCAACTGCTTCAGAGTTAAACTTAGTTGACGGTTCATCTGCAGGTACGATAGTAAATAGTAAAGCAGTTATATACGGTTCTAGTGGTGAAGTAAATGCAACAACATTACAGATAGCAGGAACATCTATTACATCAACTGCTGCTGAATTGAATATCTTAGATGGTGTTACCTCAACTGCAGCAGAACTTAATATCTTAGATGGAGTTACATCCACAGCAACAGAACTAAATGTTATGGATGGTGATACGTCTGCTACATCCACAACGCTTGCAGACGCAGACAGGTTAGTAACAAACGATGCAGGAACAATGAAGCAGGTTGCATTAACAGATGTGAAAACATATTTAACCAGTGCAGGGTTTACTACAGATGACCCAACGGCACTTGCGATTGCCCTTGGATAGTTAGGAGAAACAGATGGCAAATACATTTAAAGTGGTGACATTCGCAGCAGAGCCAAACGCTGCAGGTACACCCTACACAGTTTATACAACACCTTCAAGTACAACAACAGTTGTTATAGGTCTTGTATTGACAAACATACATACTTCTCAAGTCACAGCAGAAGTAGAGCTTGTAAGTGACACATCAGGAGGAGGCAGAGGAGCTACAAATGGTACAGCCTTTCTAGCCAAAGATGTGCCAATACCTGTAGGGTCTTCACTAGAATTGCTGTCAGGCGGTAAAGTTATATTAGAAACTACAGACGTACTAAGGATAGACTGTTCAGTAGCAGATAAACTGTCTGGAGCATTAAGCATCATGGAGATAACATAATATGCCATATATCGGAGTAGAACCTGCCTCTAACTTTCAAACTGCTCCTGCGGTTGTTAGGTTTAGTGGTGATGGTTCAGACACTACATTTGATTTAGGTAGAACGATTGGCTCTGTACAAGACATACTTGTATCTGTAGATGGTGTTGTACAGGACACTGCAGCCTACACTGTACCTGATGGGCAGACATTAACATTTAGTGCTGCACCTTCTTCTAACTCAGGTAATAATATCTTTGTATACTTTCTAGAGGTAGGTGGAGCTACGATAACTCCTGCCGCAGAAAACAAAGGTAACTTTAAGGCAGGTGGTTTGTTTAGAACTAACGCACAATCTTTAACTTCTAATCTTACAATACTAGCTACAGAAAATGCAAATGTAACAGGCACACTGTCTATTGCTTCAGGTAGTACACTTACGATTGAATCAGGTGGGAGGCTAGTGGTGCTATGAGTACAGTAAAAGTAGATACAATACAGACTACTGGTGGTGTTTCTGAAATAGCCATAGATAAACTCAAGGGTGTATCTTCTGCTAGTTCTATAAGTGTTGTAGGTGAAGGTGGTAGTACTACAACTAATCTTCAACAAGGTGTAGCTAAATGTTGGGGTAATGCAGATGGAGATGCAGGAACTGTTGCATTTTTTGATTCATTTAATTTATCAAGTGTTACAGACAACAGCACTGGTTACTATACCTTTAGTATAAACAATGACATGGTAAATGATGACTACTCTCTTCAGTTAAGTTCTAATATAGGTGGTGGTTCAGGAGGTTTTAATGGAGATGGTGGATTATTCACTGGAAGTTACGCATTTTATGCTTTCACTCAAGCAGGTAATTCAAGAGATGTGGCTCGTGCTATGACTACAGTACACGGAGATTTAGCATGAGTACAGTATTACTAAATACACTAACAGGCAAAACCTCCGCAGGGTCTATCGTGGTGACAGGCGAAGGTGGTTCTACGACTACAAATATGCAACAAGGTTTGGCAAAAGCACATTGTTACTGGGAAGCAACTTCAACAATAGTTAGAGGATTTAATATAAGCTCTATAGATGATGATGGCACAGGAGATTGGGATTTAAATTACACAAATAATTTTAGTGGTACGAAGAACATCGTAACAACTGGAATACAAAATCAATTTACATCATCCAATATGGTTTTAGCTTTTGTTAGTTCAACAAATAATGCTACTACTGATGTAACAATATTTAATGTTATAACAAGTGGAACTAATCAGGATTCCTCTAATTACGTTACAGTAGATGGAGATTTAGCATGAGCATATCACATGGGACAATAGCATTTGACACGCTCACAACGTCTGACCAAGTAGAAACAGGTACTGAGAAGTCACTAGATACAAGTTATGTATATCATGGTACTCCTAAAGCGTGGGCATACTCAGCCTATTCTTCAGGAACTCCACTTGATTCTGCTTCTTTAAATGTGTCTAGTAATACGGATACAAACACTGGTGATACAAATCATAATTATACTAACAATATGTCTTCAACTAACTCAGGTGCAACAGCAGCAAATTCATCAACAAGTTCATGTCAGGGTACTTTTGCATCAGCAGATACAGCCACTACATATGTAAGAACGATAACTCGTAATACAAGTGATGCGTTGGCTGACCACAATAAATCAGCAGCCGTATATGGAGAATTAGCATGATAGAAACACCAGAGTTTCAAGGAACACATTTGTGGGAGCGTCTATGTTGGGCAAAGGAAAAGCTAGAGCCTTACAGGAGCGAGTACTGCATAGTATGGGAAGACCCTAACGATATGGAAAACCCTGCTAAAGTTACACACCCAGACCCAAACTGGATGGCTTGTGCATTACAGGGTGGGATACTACCACCAGTACAATCCTACTGGGAACTAAAGAAAGATGAAGCAAAGCCTGACTTTGTAAAACATACCAGAGGTCCAGAGCTTCTACATAATATGAAACCTATTGACGCTATGACAGAAGAAGAAGCAATAGAGTATCTTATAATGAAAGACATACCTGAACATGTCTGGAGAGATTGGGATAAATCCAATAAGCCACGATTGGTTATCTGCAAAAAAAGTCAACTTCCTGCAACTAGGGAGTGGAGAAATGCGTGGCAAATAAGCGATGAACTCACTGTTGAGACATCAGTAGCCGCATAAAGGAGTATTAAACTATGGCAACTAAATCTTATATTACGGACATGGATGGCAAGACTGTTGATGCGTCTACTGTAAGCAAACCATCCGACAGGCACTTCAGAGGAGCATGGAAGCTCTCTGGTAGTACTATTTCTGAAGACATGACTAAAGCTAAAGAAATTTTTAAAGACAAAATTAGGAGTGTACGTCAGCCTCTACTGGACGCTGAAGACGTAGTGTACATGAAGGCACTAGAAGCTAGTGACTCATCAGCACAAGCTGCAAGTGTCGCTAAGAAGAAAAAACTTAGAGATGCACCTGCTGCCTCTGCGATTGGTAGTGCTGACACTATAGCTAAACTAAAAGCAGCTTGGGATACAAGCACATTGGGTACTAGCCCTTACGCATAAGGATAAGTAAATGGCACTTAGTAAAATCATAGGTGATGGTCTTGGTGAAGTTAATGAGGCTTCTAATTACGAAATAGATATGTTTAGGCTTACGACTGATGTAACGTCTGACACATCTGCCATCACTAATTGGGAACGTGTAGATGATGCGTCATTTGCTAAGATAGGTACTGGTATGTCAGAAAGCTCTGGTACTTGGACTTTTCCAAGAACAGGTTTGTACCGTGTAGATGTTATGGCAGATATTTTTACAACAAATGCTGACCAAGTAACTAAATTAAAACTTAATGTTACAATTAATAACTCTGACTATGACCAAGTAGCTCAATGTGGTGAAGGAACTAATTCTTCCGCAGACCTAAATCAACATGCAAGTATGTTTGCGTTAATTAACGTCACTAATACTAGTAACGTAAAATTTCAATTAGAATCTGCTAGTATGGCTACAAGTGGAATAATAGAGGGTAATACCGCATTTACCCAAACAGGAATTTTAATTGAACGTAAAGGTCCAAGTCAATGAGGATAAATAAATGCCATATATAGGTAAAGCACCAAAAAACTCAGTCCGTAGTCGCTTCACATATCAAGCGACAGCAGGACAAACATCATTTAGTGGCAGTGATAGCAACTCGCTAACACTCAGCTATCCAGATAGTTTGTACATGGACGTTTATCAAAATGGAGTGATGCTCAAGGCAGGTACAGACTATACCGCTACGACAGGAACAACAGTAGTGCTAGTTAGTTCTGCATCAGCTAATGACGTAGTTGAGATGGTAGTCTATGATGTGTTTGACGTAGCCGATAGCTACACTAAGACACAGGCAGATACACGTTATCCATTCTTAGGTAACAATTCAATCATTAGAACTAATGGTGCTACAGTAGAAACAGATATAAGTATAGATAGCAGTACAAATGGATTATCAGCAGGACCAATCACTATTGATTCTTCTAGCACTGTTACTGTTGCAGGACACTGGAGTATAGTATGACAAGTAAGCTAGTCTTAGACAATATAGCAGGAAGAACTACAGCAGGTAGTATAACTATTGTTGGAGAAGGCAATAGTACAACAACTAATTTACAACAAGGCTTGGCTAAAGCGTGGGCAGGTGGTGCTGATGATGGCACTACAATTAATGACAGTTTTAACGTAACAAGTAGGACAGACGAAGGCACAGGAAACTATGACTACACTGTAACAAACGCTTTTTCTGCTCAAATAGATGACGGTGGAGTAGGAGGAATGTGTTTTGGTGGTGCAAGAGTTTGTAGAGGAGCTAGTGGAGCTACTACTACTAGCGTTATTGATATAGTAACAAACACTTCTTCTAGTGGTTCTGCTGTAGATTCAGTACATGGGTTTACGATACACGGAGATTTAGCATAATGGTTAGTGAACTAAGAGTAGACAAAATACATAACGAAGGTGGAGACAACGATAGCGGAATTGACCTCTCAACCAATGACCAGATAGTTCTCAAGACTGCTAACACTACTCGCCTGACTATGAACGCTACAGGTCAGACTGAGATTGTTGGTGAAGGTGGTAGCGTTATGACTAATCTACAAAACGGTTTATGTAAGGCTTGGGTAAATGCAGATAATGACGCTAGTAGAAATGATAGTTTTAATTTTGATGGTGAGACAGACCACGGAACAGGAGACTATTCATATGATTTAATCGCTCATATGTCAGCTACTAACTCATACTCTCAATCAGGAATAGCTAGAACTAGTGTAGATGGTCGAATTATAACTAGAAATACTACTAGAGATACAGCAGGTGTAGTGGCAGTTGAGTGTTCTGATGATGGTGGAACTTTAACTGATATACATCACGATATATTCATTGTGGGAGATTTGGCATAATGGCAAGTGAACTCAAAGTAAATACACTCACAGGAGTTAGCACAGCAGGTAGCATTGCAGTCACAGGTGAAGGTAATAGCACCACGACTAATCTACAACAAGGTTTAATTAAACAGTGGGTAAATTTAACTGCGGCAACTCCTGCTTATAAAGATAGTTTTAATGCGTCTACGATTACAGATGAAGGTTTAGGTATATATGAGTATCCTTTTACAAACCCTATGGGTAATGCAAACTATAGTGCTGTAGGGTGTGCTTCAACTAAAGGTTCTAATAATTCTTATTCAGCCATTGTGACAACAGGAGACTCAGCTAATAGTTATGGTTTGCATAGCACCGCTTCTATTCGTTTTAACACATATGCTTATAATTCAAGTGCTTTAACAGACCAAGACACGGTGAATAGTATGGTATCAGGAGATTTAGCATGAGTAAAGCGGCAGAACTAGCGGCACTAATTGCCAATGTGAACAACGGTAGCTCGTTAGCTAATAAGAACCTTATCATCAATGGCGGTATGACTGTCTCTCAGAGAAGCACTTCAGAAGCTAGTCAAACTACTGTAGACGGATATGTTTGTCTTGATAGGTGGTCTATACAAACAGGTTCAGTTGGAACATTTACCCATTCTCAAAGTTCAAATGTTCCTGCAGGATATGGGTTTTCTAATAGTGCTAAGTTTGACTGTACAACAGCAGATGCTTCTCCTGATTATGGATTAATAAGACAAAGGTTTGAAGGTCAAAATCTACAGGTTCTTAATAAGGGAACTAGCGGTGCTGTACCTGTTACATTATCATTTTGGGTAAAGTCAAACTTAACTGGTAACTTTCAAGTTAATCTACAGGATATTGATACATCAGGTTCAAGACATATTGGTGCTACTTATTCAATTTCTTCTGCTGATACTTGGGAGAAAAAAGAAATAACTTTTGCAGGAGATACTACAGGTGCGTTGGATAATGATAATGCTTGTAGCTTTAATATAGAGTGGTGGTTAGCGGCAGGTTCTACTTATAATAGTGGAAGTGTTCCTACTTCATGGGCGGCTGAAGCTAATGCTAACAGAGCCGCAGGTCTTAATGTAAGCATTGGTTCTAGTACCGATAATGAATTTTATTTAACTGGAGTGCAACTTGAGATTGGTGAGAAGGCTACGGAATTTGAGCATGAATCATATGATGCTACACTAGCTAAGTGCCAAAGGTATTATGAACTAGTTAGACGTGGTCCTGACGGAGGTAGTGCTAATAACAATAGATTTTACAGTTCTACATATGGTAATACTGTTTCAAGTATGGCACATCTAACATATAAGCATAAACGTACAGAAGACCCAACAGTTTCTTATACCGCAGTAGCAGGAGCAGTTAGTAATGTATATGGATTAAGTAGTAATGGTGTAAGTTTGTATGACTCTGATGATGCAGGTTTTTATTTACACAGTATAACTGTAGCAGATGAATTGTAGGTAAAAAATGAAAATTATAAAAACACAGTATTTAAAAGAACACCCTACTCTTGGGGATGGTAAAACAATTACATCTATTAAAGTATCATTAGAAAACGGTAGTGAAATGATTGTGCCATTATCAGAAACTAATGCAGACTATAATAAAATAATGAAACAAGTCAAAGCAGGTACACTTACCATTAAAGACGCTGACTAAGGAGGTGTATCATAGACCCATTAACAGTCAGTGCGGCAATATCCACAGCTACGGCTGCATTTAATGGGATTAAGAAAGCCTTCCAAGCAGGGCGAGACTTGGAACAAATGTCAGGTGACTTGTCTCGTTGGATGGGAGCAGTCAGTGATGTAGACCACATACACAAGTCTGCCAAGTCACCATCCATGTTAAAGAAGATGTTCGCTGCACAGTCGGTAGAACAAGAAGCGATAGAGGCATTTGCTGCAAAGAAGAAACTACAGCAACAGCGTGATGACCTTAAAACATATATCATGTTCACGCAAGGAACTAAAGCTTGGGATGAGCTACTAGAAACTGAAGCTAACATCCGTAAGTCTAGAAAGAAGATGGTATATGAAGCTCAACAGAGAAGAGAGAAAATACTTAACGCTGTGTTTATTAGTATCGGTCTTGCTGCTATTACCATCCTTACTAGTGGATTGCTCTACGTTATTATCACTAATATCTAAGGCAGAGGCACACGAACATAAGTATAAACCTACATTAGAGAACGGACACTTAACTATATGTAGGCTGAAGAAAGTAGAGAAGGCACACCAGAACGCTAACGGCAAAGATGGAATAGCATGGTGGTGTTTATACGAAGGTGCAAACGGTAGTGGGTTTTTAGAGTTAGTTGACTCATTTAAACTGTGTCCAAAAGAAGTGGTTTGTATGTATGACCCAAAGGAAAAACCACCTAGCATAGACGATATGTTAAAAGCAATGAAGGACGCATTTAAATAATGGAAATTAACCCTATACTATTCTGGAACTTAATACTGACACTTGTAATAGCTCCTGCTTTCTGGACATTCAGAGGGCTGATTGCAGAGGTAAAACGCATAGACATACTCCTTAATAAAACTAGAGAAGAATACGCTTCAAGAGATGACGTTAAGGAAGAAATGAAGACAGTCCATGAAGCTATGCACCGTATTGAAGATAAGCTAGACAAGTTATTGATTAAAGGTTAAAGTAAATGGCTCAAGCAACAACTCCACCTCCTGTATCTCAAACTATAAGAAATAGAAGATTTGCAGGATTTACACCCTCCCAAATAAATATATTATTACAGCGTAAAGGACTAGACCCTAATAGCTCTGGTGCTGCACGATACCTTGCGAGTATGACTCGTAAAGCCGAAGATAAACTTCTTATGGCTTCTAGAGGTGCTTTAGTTAGAGGTTATCAAGAAGGAGGTATGCCAGAAAATCAAGCTCTTAAACCTGCGCCTACAGGAGGCACTAAATCAGGAGGTTTTACAGGAGCAGATACAAAAGGTCAGAAAAAACTAGATGCTGCACAAGCAAATTTAGCTAAATTAAAAAATCAACTATCAAAGCTGCAACAAGAACTAGCTACAATTCCTACTGGAAAGAAACATGATGAAGCTAGGGCAGACAAAGAAAAATTAATAAGAAAAAAACAAGCAGCTATAACTGCTGCCGAAGCTGCAGTAGTTTCTGCTCAGAGTGGTGCTGCAACAACAGACATACCTACAGGTGCTGAACTTGTTTCAGGTATAATGGATGATCCTACTGCTCAAGTTAAAAAAGCTGATGTAACTAAGATAGGAGAAGAAGACGCTGCAAAGGGAGATATAGCTGCAGGAACTGGTGCATTAGATGATACGGCTAAGTTTGACGATACGACAATAACTAAAGGCACAGCAGAAACTATAGATAAAGATTATCGTGAAGGTATTGATGAGACTGATTATCAAGTTACTGCAGACAAGCTAGGAGATAAAGCTAAAGACGCTTTAGATAAAAGAGAAGACGTAAAAGGCACTATTTCAGATAAAGCTAAGATGGAAGCTGAACAGATGGATAAAGAAGATCTAGCCATCAAAGATGTTGAAGCAGATCAAATAGCTGATGAGGATATAACACAGGTAGATACAGAAGGGCTAGAACGAACAGCAGAAGAAGGAGAGCTTCTTACTGATATTGGTGCTGATGCGGAAGACGCTAAGAAAAGACTTGATGAAGCAGGGTATGAAGCTGCAACTGGCGCACCGTCTTCTGAAGCAACAGTAAAAGGACAATTAACAGGTCTTATGGCTGACTTTGAGGGAGGTGATCCTCCTGCATGGGCTGCAGGTGCTATGAGAGCAGCTACAGCAGCTATGGCAGCTAGAGGTATGGGTGCATCCTCAATGGCAGGTCAAGCTATATTTAATGCGGCTATGGAATCTGCTTTACCTATAGCTATGAAAGATGCTGCAACACACTCAAGGTTTGAGGAAGCAAATCTTTCTAACAGACAAGCAATGGCAGTACTCGCATCAGAACAGTATGCAACATTTATAGGTAAAGAGTATGACCAAGAGTGGGAAAAAAGAACATTAAACGCAGCTACAATATCTGATATAGCTGATAAAAACTTTGATGCAGATGTAAGGGTAGCTTTAGAAAATGCTAACCTAGTACAAACAGCTAATCTAGCTAATCTTAATGCTAGGAACGCATTGACAATAGAAAAAGCTGCAGCTATGCAACAGCTTGATATGAAGAACCTAGACAATAGGCAACAAGCTGCAAAGAGAAACGCAGATGCTATACTAGAAATGGATATGGCTAATCTAGAAATAGAGCAACAAAATGATACTCTTACTAGACAAGCTATGGTTGACTCGATGTTTAACGATCAAGCGGCTGAAAATGCAGCTAAACAATTTAATGCTTCTAGTAAACAACAGGCTGATGAGTTTTTTACTAATGTAGCGGTAACGGTTGATACACATAACAATAACCAAAAGAACGCTATGGAGCAGTTTAATGTAGGGGAAGAGAACGCACTGATTAAGTTTCAGGATGAGCTAGAAAACAACAGAGATCAATTTAACGCAACAAATGAACTTATTGTATCTCAAGCTAACGCTCAGTGGAGACAAGATGTTGTAACTACAAACAACGCTACAGAAAATGAAGCTAATAGATTAGAAGCAACAGAAGCTAATAATCTTTCTCAAAAAGCTATGGATGAGATATGGCAGAAAGAAAGAGACTTAATGGCTTACGCTTTTGCATCTGCTGAATCTGCTGCTGAAAGAAAGCAACGGTTAGTTGAAGCAAAACTTAATGCAGACAAAGCTTCTGATGCTGCTTTTTCAAAAGCGTTAGGTTTAGTAGGTAGTGCTGTAGTTACTGGTATATTTAGCTAAAAGGAGTAAAGAGTGTCACTAACGGCTAACCTTATGAGAAAAAATTTAACCAAAGAAAGAAACAGATTGGCTTTTGGTAATAACGCAGTGTATGCAGCACTAGGCGGTAAAAACCCTTTAGTTACAGACCCTACTAAAACAGGGAAGCGGAAGGACATTACTGCAGAAGGTGATAAGAAACAAGCTACCGCAGGGTTGATGGCTCAAGCTCCTAGCGTAAAAGAAGATGTACCCTCTGAAATAAAAGAGTTAGTGGGTGGACCTGTACAGCAACACCTAGAGAGAATTGCTAGGTTTGAAGCTGAGATGATAAATAAAGACGCTCCTACTAAAACATACACATGTGAAGCAGGAGATACCATTACAGACATATGTGAAAAGACAGGTAATACACTAACAGAAATTATGTATCATAATCCTGATTTAAAAGATAAAGATGGACTATACGGTGGAGATCAAATTAAAGTAAAACAAGTAGCTGATCTAGGGTTAGCTGCAGACTATATATCTCAACTATGGGAAATAGTACAAAGTGGAGCAGGTTCAGGTTTGGCTAGTGAGATGTCTCGTATGTATCAGCTATCTCCTGCCATTAAAGCACAAATAAAAAATATTAAGGAAGGATCAGGATAATGGCTAAAACTCCTTCTTTCTCTGCTCCTATTCCAGGACAATCATTAACCACACCTCCAAAAGCTAGAGCTTATGAGCGTCCTCCTGAGTTGAGTAACGTAACTGAAGTTATAGAATTTTACATTGACAGATTAGGCGATCAAAGTGTCGTTGACGATTTGTTTGTAGCATTAGAAAATGGCTTTCCTCTTTCAACACTAGTAGATAGTATTACTGCAAATGGAGTTATGGAAGGTAAACACTCTATTGATATTAGTATGTTAGTATCTCCTGTAATACATGAGTACATTCGTGTAGCAGCTAAAGCAGGAGGAGTTTCAGTAAAAGAGTTTCCTACTACTAAGCAAGATGCTGATAATGAGCGTAACAAAGAAGCCTTAAAAGCTATGCTTATGAAGTCTTTAGATGAAATAGAAAACGAAGATGAAGGTACTGAGATACTAGAGGAAGCCTTAGAGTACGTTGAAAAAGAACCTACTCCTGAAGACAGAGCAACAGAAGTAAGTGGTATAGCTATAATTACAGATGACATGAAAGAAGAGAAGGAAGCCTCCGACATAGAGATGTCACCACAAGAAGAAGAGCCTAAGGGCTTAATGGCTAGGAGAAATTAATATGGGATTTGATGCACAAGCATTTGCTACATCTTTCTTAACAGACCAAGCTCAGACTTGGAAAGAGAGATGGCGAAAAGCTGAAGAAGAAAGCATGAGAAAGTTAGAAATAGCTCAAACTGCAGGAGCAAAACAATATCAAAAGCGAAAAGCTTTACACGCTAGATATAAAGATATAATGCAGCAGCTTAAAGCTAAAGGTATGTCATCTGAAAATCTTGCAGCTATAGCTACCAATCCTGCAGAGATGGCTACTGTTTACAACTCCTTAACTGAGTTTGAATCTGCACACGGCAGAAGTATGTCTCCTGATAATATTAACAAACTTATTACACTAAGCAAAGACTACGCTCCTGACGTTGATGAAAATGGTAGAAAGCTTACATGGCAAGATAACATTAAACGATCAGCAGGTCTATACAAAGATAATTACAAGCCTGATGATCCTGATGACGAAGGAAACATGTGGCAGTCTATTATGGGTATTAATGCTCAAGAAAGAGAAAACCAGAAGTTACGAGAAAGAAAAGAAATAGATGGTTACTCTGCTTATGAGTTATACCAAATGGGTACAACAGGAGATTATTTACCTGACAACCAAGCGTCATTTACTATAAACAGAGGTATGCTACCTGATCCTATGACTGCATCTGAGAACTTAGTACAAGCTGAGATGTTTTACAAGAACATGGCTACTTCTGCACAATCTTCTTACAATAGTATGACTAAAAGGATGCAAGATGCGGTAAAAACAAAACCTAATTACTATATGATTGGTGATAGAGTTTGGGATTATGACAAATTAAGAACCGATGGAGTAATAAATAAACACGAAGCTAAAGTTCATAACATATTAGATACTTGGACAAATACTGGTGGTATTGCTGCAACCATAGAAAACAGAAATGTACCTACAGAAGTAATGGACGCTTACGGAGTTGACGCTATGATGAACATAGCCTCTCAATACGCTGCTGCAGGGCAACCTGACTTATGGCAATATAATCCACAGCTTAGAGGTACAGGTATTGTAGATCAAGTTAAACAGTATATGGACGGAAGTAAAAATGCTAAACTAACAATTACCTCTACTAACGAAGCTGAAGTTGATAAGATTGTTCTTGAGGCTATGCAAAAAGGTGAACTAGTAGATGGTGATAGTGTGTTTATGGATGTTCCTAACGGAAAAGAATTTATTCCAATCACGCAAGATATGATAGATCAAGCTAATGCTTCAGCAGATGAAGAAGATGCTATACAAGGACTAGGTGATCTAGCTAAGATAGAGGATATTACATTTGATATAGGTGTAGGAGAAGGACAGCCTGAACCTAAGACCGAAGAAGAGTTAGCAGAAATAAGAGAAGAAGAAAAAGAAGTTGAACTACTAGAAACACCAAAGTCTAACTTAACTTCAATATTTAACAGAGCAGAACCTGTTAGTTCTGCGAAATCTGCTAGAATTAAAATGCCTGATTTATCTGACGTTGAAAAGGCTAGTATTTCTGAACATGTTGAAGTTCTTAAGAAAGAGTATGAGTATTATAGAGAAAATTCTCCTTCATCCTCTGGAACAAGAAAAGGTATTAAGTACAAAGGAACAAGCTATTTTGGCTTTGATAGGTTCTTAAGAGCTAAGTTAATAGAAGAGTATCCTAACATTGACGTAAGGATCTTAGGACAATTTGCAAAAAATTATGGTAAATAAATGGCTTTTAGCTTTACTGATCATGTAAGACAGATGAAAGGTGAACCAGAGGATCGTGTTGATCCTGTTAATTGGTCAGCACCTAAAATCTCTAAGTCTAATCCTCATATAACTAAACTTTCCCCTACAGACCTACTGCAAAATGAAGAGTATCTAAGTGACATAAAAGCTCACATGGAGGATAGGTACGGTGTGGGTTATTCTGAAAGATATTCAGATAAAGAAATAATGGATATGTTTATAAATAAGCAAAGACGCTTTAACGCAGGACAATCCGTAGTAACGCTAGGTGAAACAGCTTGGTTAGCTAAAGCAGATGAGGAAAGAAGAGAACGAGCAGCTAAAGCTTATTCTCATTTTGACAAACTAGGTAACATCTTTGGAGAGCAAAACACGTTCAGTGAAAAGATGGACGGTGTGTTTGACTACGCTAGAGCAGCTATTATAGACCCTGTAAACTTAATTAGCTTTGGTATAGGACGTTTAGCAGCAGGTGCAGGTATTAAGACTGCAGCTAGGATGGCTAGAGCTACTGCTCTCTCTAAGTATGACGAAGCTATAGCCGCAGGTAAAGGCATAAAAGAAGCTGAAAAGATACAAAAAACGCATCTAAATACGTTGATGCAGGGAGTAACAAGTAATGCTTCCTTTAACTCTAGGGCTAAAAAAGAAATAGCTGCAGCTACAGCCGCAGATACAGCTTTAGCTATAGGAGTAGACATTGCATACCAGAACGGTATGATAATGTCCATGCAACAAAAAGATTATAGTGGTATACAAACATCACTCATGGCTTTAACAGGCTTAGTTGGTGGCGGTCTTTCTACTGCTAGTATTCTTAGACGGAAAAGAACCCAAGCTCAAGAAGGAGCATTATCAGGAATAGAAGAAACGTATTTATCTCAAAAAGCAAAAGCTCTTAGAAAAACAGCTAGAGGTTTAAAAAGAGATATGGAAAAACTCTATGATATTCGTAAACCTAAAAAGAAGATTAGCCAAAAAGATGAAAAGGTACAAAGGGGTGCTGCACAGTCTACTATTACTATGGATGAAGACGAGTTTTTCTCTAACTTTTTATGGGGTATACCAAGTAAAGGCATAAAAGGTTTTGTTAGAAATTTGTACGACAATGGAGTAATATGGGAAGGTAAACGATATGATGGTGATGGTGTTACGAACTGGTTAGCTGATGTAATATCTGGATCAGGAGACATAAGAGCATTTGGACAGGTCTACGCAGCTATGGAAGATATTATAGGCAAGAATGGTAAAAACTTAAAACAAGGTGATGCTACTTTAAATATACCTAATTATAATGACGAGCTAATGGAATTAGCAAAAACAAAAGGTATCAAAGCCGAAGAGTTAAGCGAACAAGAAAAGCTACAGTTCTTTGCAGATCGTTTGATGCTGTCAGTTCATAAAAAAGGTACATTTTTTCAAAAATTAGGACAAACAGCTAAAGTTCTTCAAGCTAAAGGTAAACTAGACAATATGACAGCAGAGCAGTTTGAAGAAGATTTTTTTGGTGAACTGCCTGATCAGACTATTAAAGATAAAGTATTAAATGTTACTAACTGGGTACAAAACCTAACGATACGTAACATTGTTACTCATCCTGGAACTACAGCTTTGAACTTAACTGGTTGGAGTGCTTACTCTACGTTACAAAGTACTACTGATGTAACAAAAGCTATTTTGTTTTCTCCGTTTGTAGCTTTGCAAAAACTTAGTGGTAGAGAAGGAGCAGATGAAAAAGCTAAATATTTAAGAAACTTAGTAGCTTTGCAAGGAAGAAAAGCTAGAAATATACTAGACAGCGATACTACCTTTGAAGAGTTTAAATCTTATACTGTTATGCGTGAAGGTGTAGGTAATAAGTTATTCAGAAGTTTGGCAGGTGGTGTTGAAACTGTTCCTGACCATTTAGTAGGAACTAAGGCAGGGGAAGCTTTAGATCAATGGAACAAAAACAAACAGAAAAAGATGTTTATTGATCAATTTGGTTTTGATCCTAGCGAGAGAATGATTCCTCGCAATATGGAAAGATACACTAAGTTCTTTCAAACTGTTTATGGTGTTAAGGCTCAAGACCTACTAACTAAATCTGTTGAGTTTATGTATAACATTGAAAAAGGCATAATGAAAAAGTATGGTAAAACTTACTTAGAATTTATGGATACAAAGAAAACACCTGATTTGTTTAAAATTATGTCAGGTGAAGAATATTTAAAACTTGAAGCTAAAGCAGTAGATGATACATTAAAGTCTACCTTTAATAAACGGTATGGAGAAGGGCGATATGATTTTACAAGTGCGCCTATAAGGTCTTTTGCTAAAGCCGTTGAAGATTTTAGAAAGATACCAGTTCTAGGTTTAACTATGCCTTTCGGACAGTTCTTCAATAACACTATAGCTTTTATGACAGATTTTAGTCCTTTAGGTGCAGGTAAAGGTATATATAAGCTTTTTCAAAAAGGTGTAGATAAAGAAGACGCAGCAGATGCTATGATTAAAGGAGCTATTGGAACAACAGCAATAGGAGCATTTGCTTATAAAGAAATACCTAACATGGAAGAAGGTCTAGCGTGGTATGAAGAAAGAGAAACATTAACAGGAGGTTTAGGTACTGGTGTAGTTAGAAGCAGACAGTATGATTATCCTTACTCTGCGTTTAAAATGGCAGGAAGAATGGTAGCTCATAGAGCTAAAGGTGAAAGCATACCTAAAGAATTAATAACTACAGCATATGAAACATTTGGTTTAGGTCAGGCAACTAGACAACTAGGAGCGTATGAAACTGGAGTTAAGAAGTTCATACAAGCTCTAGCTTCAGGAGAGCTAGAATTAGCTGCAGAGAGTGCTATAAAGATTATGGGAAGTTCAGCTTCTCAAATGTTGTCAGGTCTATCTAGACCTATGGATGTTCCTAATATGATTGTTGCTCAAGCTAGAGCCGATAAATACAAAAACTTTGACAGAAGACAAGGTGTTAAAGTATTTAATGATTCCGTAAGATACGTAGATCAGATATTTTCTGCATTAGGGTTTGAGATTGCTCCTGAAAAGAATAGACCTTTAACTAAAGAAAAAGCTGTTACACCTATAGGAAGGTTAGTAGGTTTTAGAGAAGTACCTAAACACAGTAACATTGAAAAGATGTTTAATATGGTGGGAAGACCGCAATGGAGAGCAGGGTTTTACTCAAACGTAGAAGAGGCTGATAATAGATTAAATGAAGTTGTGTTTAAACATTTAGAAAAAGAAGCGGATAGACTTGTACATCTGAAAGGTTTTGCTAAATTAAGACAAGATAGAAAGTTAGCTCTAGTTGCAGAGACAATAAACAGTGCAAAGAAGAAAGCTAAACAAGAGCTACAAGGCTCTATTGTCTATAAAGATAGACGCTTAGTAACTATGCAAAGTATTGATAGAAACAATACTAGGCTTCAGATAGCTAAAGCTTTAGACTTAATGGGGATTTCTTCTATGGATGATATGGATACGAGACAATTATTAATGTTAGAAGAATTGTTAGCACAAGAAAAGAGAGCCGCTAGAAAAATGATAAAGGGTGGAGATCCTATATATTAACGTCCATAGAACTCAGTCACAGCTTTATTAGTAGAATCAAATAAATACCAACAACAGTTATCTTTGCCTGTCATCTTACTATCAGGTATCCACTTCACTCTCCCAACACTAACGATCTTAACGAGCCAATCCATGTAGGGTTGGCTTTGCTTTGTGTGACACCAATCAGCATCAAACAATAGCCAAGTAGGACATTGCATAGCGAAGTGGTCTATGGCTAGATGCAATATGCTCCTAGTCCAAGGTGGGTTTGTGATTACAAATGTTATTGCTTTAGTTGGGGGAATTGATACTTTAAACATATCTTTAGTTTGTATCCATTCTTGTTGAGGCTCAATGTCACTGTATACTACACCTTTACCTTTAGTGTGCTTATTTATCCATTTAACTAATGCTCCATCTCCTGCACAAGGCTCTAAGTAATAGAACTTAGTCTTAGGTAAGTGTTCTACTAAAGGTAAAAATGCTTCTTCAGGGGTAGGGTAAAAGTCTCGTTCAATCCTGTCGAAGTTGCTTCTCTTGCCCATCCCTTGTCTTCCTATTTATAAAATCATCAGCCTCTTGTTGTAAGCTACTGTTTTCTTTAGTCTTTTTATTTTTATAGAATTGTTCAACTTCTTTTTTAAGCTTCTCTTCTTCTTTGTTCATTGTCTTTAACCCTTTGTAGTCTTTTAAAATAGGCAGCATTAAAGCCACGCTCCCATTCACGGTGTCCACTAGTATGCTTTTTATATGGATTTCCCTTTAAGTTTAAATAATTGGGAAACTTATCCATATAACCTTTCCAAAAAACATTAAAGCCTTTATCATACGGTGTTAACATAATTACGCTCCTATATCTACAATTTCACAAATATCACCAGTACAAGCGAATGTCTGATTACCTGCAGTTGTGTCTACTTTTTCATATTCAGATAGTTTTGACCAGTTAATGTTGTCAGGCATCATCTCTTTCATTATGCCGTACTCACCTTCCGTACACTCCTGATACGGTGCTTGTTGATACGAATGGTCTGAGTGTGGCAAGAATGATACACCTGACATCTCATCAAAGTGTTTAAACACAAATGCACCAACTTCCATCCACTCGTCATCTCGTACAGAAACCGTCACTGAGGGCTTATGTTCACACCAATGCCTCTGGTACGTAAGCCACATTTCTAGCTGCTGTACGGCTGTTAAATCGGCTCTGACAACGCTTCCTTCAGGAGACTTAACAGGAAAGCTAAATACAGTCGTGTCATTAGGTTTTGTAACGTCAGGTTCAGATGGTATACCTTGCTCTATCATAAACTGTGTGAGTGGGTCTTTGTTATCACCACGTACAGTCCTGATGTAGTACTGACTGTGCCTAGCGTGTATGCCTGATGCACTGTCCACAAGCTGTGACACTGTGCCACTAGGTTTAACACAAGTTATAGCAGCAGACATAGGTACTCCTAGCTTCTGTGACCACTCAGCATTAGTCTTAATAGCTACGTTACGCAAGTGTTCTAACGCTTGTTCTAATCCGTTTTTAGTGCCGTTAGTTAAAGGGTTGTCCATAATACCTGTAAGAGATACACCTAACAGTCTTTCTTCTTCTGTGTTGTGCTTCCATATCTTACGTAGATAAGGAAAGTTAGTCAGCTTAGATTGTGCTGTACCTAATATGGTAGCAAGTTCAACTTTCTTAGACAATGTATCTATATTATCTTCTGCTCTAACTACAACTTCCGTTAAGTTACAGAACTGGTAAGGTCTAAGTATAATCTCTGAGCAAGGGTTAGTACCGAACTCGTGGTTAGGATCTCTGCGTCCATGCTTCTCGACTTGTTTTTTAGCTGACACCCTGTTGAATATGCCTCGCTCACCTGACTTAGATTCTACTAGACTTGACCACTCCCTAAGAAATGTCTCACCGTCAGGCTTATCAGTATAAGCTACTGAGTTATTACTAAGAGCCATGTGTGGTGCGTTTTCCCACCACTTGCCTGACTTAGCGTGTCTCATTCGTATGTCACTCAAGTTAGATAAACTAATCATAGCTGATCGTCTAACACCACCTACAACTACAATCTCACCTATTTTACACATCAAAGAGTGACAATCATAACTAGAGAGTTTACGTCCTACGTTGGCTTTAAACATATTAACTGTGAAGTTAAACAAATCAACTAGAGGTGCAGGTCCACTTGCCCTACCACCAAATACCTTTAGCCTAGCTCCTGCAGGTCTGACCTTTGACACATCCCATGTAGGTATCTCACCCATGTATAAATGTCCTATCAACTTGCGTAAAGCTTTTGCCCAACCCTCTTTGCTATCAGCTACTACTATAATTGTATCGCACTCTTCTAACTCGTTAGGTATGTCAGGTAGCTTATTTACGTACTGCCTTTCTACAGAAAAGCCTACTCCTGTACCACATAATAGTATATACATAGCCTCATCAAACGATTTAGGATCGTCTACAGGCAAATAACTACAGTTATATCCTGCTGTGTTATCTCTGTCTAAAGCTGCTCCTGCTGTCATTAAGGCTCTCATACTAGGCATAACATCTAGCTTATGTATAGCATCCCACAACTCTTCAGGAGTGTCATAGTCCATTCCTGTTTGTTTTGCTATATAGTCAACGTAACGACTTACAGTCTCACTCCATGTCTCTCTTCTTTGTTCATCATCTAGCCAACGAGCATAACGAGATGTTGCGATAAAGTTTTGATAATCTGTTGGTAGTGTGTTATTCATTGCTTGTCACCTTTATATTTTTAATTTCTACACCGTCTGCATCAAACATTAATGTCTCTATTAGTTCTTGTACACTCTCTGCTTGACCTTCTTCATCAATAGATAGCACGTTCTCTTCAGGGTCTACCTCTAAAGTCATAAATACCTTGAACTTCATGCTACTAAATCCTTTAAGTCAGGAGGTTCATAATTTGGACCTTTTAGAACTTTACCGTCTTCCCTATATAAAGGTTTACCGTCTTCTCCTAACTTAGACATATTACTAGAGTGTACTCTGTTAAAAGCTATCTGTAAAGGAAGACCAAAAGCTACAGCCATACCAGATATAACGTACTGTAAGTCACATAATTCTTTTAATAAGTTTTCTCTTACTTCTATTGTAGGCTTTCTACCTCTAGCCAAAGCTATAGACACTTGGCTTATCTCTGACATTAACTCTGTAAATTCTTCTACAATTAAACTTCTCCGTAACTCCATACCATCTACGGTCATCACTTCATCTACAGGATGCCCAAATGCTTTGTGAAACTCCTCTAAGCTGTCTTCTCTTGATTTATAGTGCATATTCATTTATTCTCCTTTTCTTTTATTAATTTATCTAAATACCATTGAGCCTTTTTTAAGTCCTCAACACCTCCTTTATATCGGTATCTCCAAACATATTTCAAGATGTTACCCTGTAAATAGTACTCATATCCTTCATCCGTTGCAGCGTGAATAGCGTCAATACATTCAATATTAGCTTTATTGTAATGAGGAGGACTATTAACCATGTCTGTTTCATCATTGCTCATTCTTTTTACTCCAATCTACATGAATTACGTTATTTTTAACTCTTTTTATTAATGGTGTATCTTTTATTTCATTTCCATTATTATCTAATATAGGTGCTAATGATCCTTCTTCAAGTAGTATAGTTCTCATTTCTTGAACTGTCTTTAAAAAAGCATCATCCGTTTCTAAAAGAGGAACTGTAGCAGCAACTAATGTAATCATCTCTAGTAGTAGGTATCTTGTGTGGTCATCCCAATTATTATTAGGGTCAAAAACTATTTTTACACCTACATCACCATTGAACTCGCCTTCTTCTGTTATATAAGGAGCAAATAGTATTGCGTATTCATTAGTATCTATTTTCATTTTATTACTCTTTTCTTTTTAAAATGTAGAACACCTAGTTGTATCTGTTTTTTTCTTTCAGTCAACCATTTTTGAGGAATAATTCTATGTGCATACAAAAAACCATTCTTTTCGCACCAATCGGAGTATCTACTCTTTGAACCTTTGTACAGTCTAGCATTTGCATTACTAAAGATAAGCCGTATATCTAATCTAGGGTATTGTTTTTTGATACATAAATGTTTTCTTCTATCGTCAGAATCAAATATACCTTTTGTTTCAATAATTATACCGTTGTCTAAAATAAAATCAGGAGTGTAATGCCTATATCTAAGATCTTCCCACTCTATCTTTAGAAGCTCATACCTTACTTCTTTCTGGCACGACTTCAAATAAGTGGCAATCTCTTTTTCTAGACCACTCCTGTATCTAAACTTATTATGTTTACGCATTTTTTAGATGCGTGTAATATACTGTTGGGGGAAACTTGGACTTAGATACCTTAGAAGGTAAAGCCTGTAAGTTTTCCCAACACTTATTTTTGTATTGGCAAAAACTACACTCTACTCCTAGCTTTCTGTTACCGCTAGGTTTTCCGTAGTAGCTCTCAGCTTCATCTTCAAAGCATCTTTTAAAAGGTTCATCGTTCTCCAAGTATGCAACGGTGTCCTCTATCTTAGTTAATTCTTTTTCTGTGTCTAGGTTTTCAGCTTCAACATATTTAAAGTTACCTGTATTCTTATTAATAACCCACCAACCACCTACATCTTTGTCTGCAGCTTTAGCGTAGCCTGTAAGTTGAGCAACATAACCAAAACTATCTCCGTTTTTAAGGGAGGTAAAGTCTTTAAATTTATTATCGTAAGACCAAGATGATGCGGATTTAATATCGTCAATCTTATTATCTAGCACCATGTCGTATTCGCCTTTAATGTTAGCGTGTTTAGTTTTTAATACAACCTGCCCACTATCTTCAAACTTTACTTTAGCGGCTCTCATTAGTCCTTTAAAAACAGCTTCAACTATATCGCCTAGTAACATATTAATTAAAAAATAAGGTGAAAAAGGCTCTTTATCTTCTGGACTATTTTTATCAAACCAAAGCTGACACTTCTTTCTACCTACGTTTGACATACGCAGTTTAAACTCGTTACGAGATGTACTTCCTGCGAACTGGCGAGACACAGCTTCCTTAACATCTACAGCTATTTTGTCAAGTATAGTTTGATCTACTTTAGCTTTTCCTTTAGATGCTTGTTCTAAGAAAGATAATATCGCCAGTTCTGCAGGATGATCCATGCTACTTACTCCTCTTCAACATCAACTATTGAACCAACAATATCAGAATCTTCAGGGGATAAAGTTTCTTTATTGTTTTCTTCCCAATACCTGAGTATCGCAGTGTTAGTAGAATGTACCCACTCAACAAAGTTGTTTAAGACCTCGTTATCATCAACAGTAACTTCAACAGCTTTGCCTAACTTACCTGTAATAACACCATAGGTTGCTCCTGTAGGTATACTCTTAACCTCACCTGTTAGTAAGATTTCGTAGTGTATTGGCAATCTATTCTTCTTTTGAATAGAGGAGTAAAGGGAGTCAAGATTCTTATAACTCTCTCTATTCTTAACATTCATAAAGAATGGAAATTGCTTTACCTCAACAGGATTACCACTTTCATCCATAGCTTTGTCGAGTGTACACAAGCCAAGTATAACTTTGACTCGCTTAGTTTGACGCATGAGTTCCTGTGTCTTGGGAGGGAGAGACTTAAAGTCCTCAACGTAACCTGAAGGTCTACCACAGTTAATACCACCATAGTTATCCTTTAAGTCTTGATTGAGGGATTTTGCTAACACAGTTTTCAACATGCGTCCTTCTTTACCATCTTCACTTTTGTAAGCTCCATCCCATCTGTGGAATTGAAACCTCTGAATAAAAGGTCTGATGGTAATTGTAGGACTGTAGTATACACTACCGTCAGGAAAGGTCACAGAATATGAAGATGCTTTAATCACCGCAACTTCCATGTCCTCACCATCTACATTCTTAGTACCCATTATAGGTTGATGTAATTGTTTCACTTCAGCCAAAGCAGAACGTGTTGTGCTACTTGCTTGTGACACTCCCATGATGTCAGCTAAAGCTGAAGGGTTACTTTCGATTACACTTAATTGATTTTCCATATAGTTTTTACTCCTTTTTTTATATCTAAATGATTCGCCTATTATACACTATATATCTTTTGTGTCAAGCCAATTATTACCTATTTTTGCTTCAAGCAACATTGGCACATTAACATCAATGTCATAATATGATTGTATGATTACTGATAGCTTGTCGTTAATGTCTTTAATTATACCTAAAACTGCATCCTCTTCAGCAGGGTGAACATCTAGCACCACAGAATCGTGAACAGTATTTACTAGCAAACTATGCAAACTGTCTATCTCTAAGTGCTTCTCTATCTCTAAAAGAATAATAGGCACTATGTCTCCTGTTGCAAACCCTTGAACAGGGTAGTTCTTTATCATAGTAAAATGTGAGGGTGTTCCGTTTATCCTTCTCTCTACATTAGGAAAAGCATACTGTCTACCTGATGGTGTAGTTATCTTACCTAAGTTAACAGCCTCGTTACCTAGCTTCTTGTGCCACTTAGCTATCCCTTTGTATTTAGTAGTAAAGTGAGTGTAGTACTCAGCCTCTGCCTTGCTCCTGCCGTACCCTGTAGCTCCGTATAACGGTGCAAAGGTATGAGCTTTAGCTTCTTGTCGTGATGTCGGTTGACCTGCATCAGATATAACTTTAGCTGTATAGCTATGAACATCAAACCCTGTTTCAACTTCTTGCATAGCCGTTTTATCTTGTGATAACAAAGCAGCAACCCTAAACTCTAGCTGTGCAAAGTCTGCCTCAAGTATCTTTCCTCCTTCCCATCTAGATACAAACACTCGCTTAACAGGAAACGTACCTCCTCTAGGCATATTCTGCATGTTAGGATTTCTACCTGAAAACCTACCTGTAGCTGTAACATGTTGTGTAAGACCTACATGTAAAAACCCATCAGGTTTAGTAAAATTGTGTATCCCTTCAACAAAACTAGACAGATAACTAGATACAGCACTCTGTCGTTTAAAGTCATTTAAAAACCCATGAGCTACGTCCATTCCCTTTGTCTTAGCAACAGATATAAGTACATCTAAATAATTCTTGCTTGTTGTAAAACCGTTAGCACTAACCCATGCCTTATTGGGAGGAGCAAAACCTAGTCCTGCTATAACATTAGTTGCTACAAAGTTGTAGCCTGTAGCATCACAGGCAGTACATTTGGAAGGTCTAGCAAAAGGAGTTCCATCTTTTTTAGTCTTGTAGACTTTGCCTGTACCTCTGCACTCTTTACATGTATAAGCTTTAGTTCTCATTATCAAGTCACTGTTAGCTTTGTACGCATCTACAAATTCTTTTTTATCGTTAGTAAATTCAAATAAGTCTACCCACTCTTTCTTGTTGTGTATTTTTCTAGAGTAAATAACCTGACTAACTTGTTCTGGAGAGTTTAAATTAATAGGTGTGTCTCCCATTAAAGTTCTAACGGTAGAGTTTAGCCTGTCCTCTATCTCAGCTAGTTCTTGTTCAAACTGTTGGCGAACTCCCTCTAGTGCATCTTTATCTATCTTAAAACCATTCATATACATCTTAGTTAAAGTCTTACACACTTCATTGCTTATCTTCCTAACTCCAAGTAAAGACTGTGCCTCTGGTGCTTCATACTCTTGCTCTAACTTATGATACAGACATTTAGTTATGTTTAAGTCTTGCTCTAAGTAACCTGACAACTCAGCTAATGGTATCTCATTAGTGTTGTATCCGTCAGCAAAGTATTTCTTTAGAGTGTCTTGCTTCTGGTAGCCTAGTTTATACCTATCTGCACAAGCCTCAAGAGACACAGAGTTCTTTTGTCCTCTTTGTAATATATACTCAGCTAACATAGTGTCATAAACAACACCGTCATACTTAAACCCACATGCCCACAACCACTGCAAGTCGTGCTGTAAGTTGTGTCCTATCAGGAGTGTCGTTTTATCTAGTACAGCCTGTAGCTGTTTCTTCTGAGAACCATCTATGTCTTGCTTCTCATTGTGGTCATAAGTAAACACATGAGGTTTGCTACCCTGTGCGTTAAGGACACCCACTTGAGTAAGAGTATTAGACGGTTCAAAAGGGTCAAGGTGATTCTTGCCATCTCGCTTTGTCGTTGTGTTCTCTACGTCAAGTATTAGCTTCATCATCCTTGCTCCATTCTTTCATTATAGTGATGCTCTGCATGGCAATTAGCACAGTATACAACGCATTTTCTTAATTCTTCTTTCAAGGCTTTAAGTGATCCTCCTTTCAGTGTATCTATATTACGTTTTTTATCTTCTTTTATGATATGATGAAAATGTAAGGCATCTGTACATTTTTTATAACCACATTTTGAACAGCCAAGTTTACTTTTAACTCTTAATATAAACTTTTTATTTTTTTCAGCCATGCGTTTTTTATTTTTTGCTTTAACTATTCTTTCATTGGCAAAGGTCTTTGGACTACACCATAATTCATAGGGTTTTGACTTTTCTCCTTTAGGATTTATTCTATAATAATACTGCTTAAATACGTAACCATCCTCTCTTGTGGTATTTCCGTAAATTCGTTTAGGTAAGCCCAGTAATTCAACCTCTGCATTAGTTATGCGAACATACTTCCGCTTTGCCGTTCTTTTTCTTTCATACTCTTTTCGCTTTTCTTTATCTTTAAAGGGCATTATGCTGTAAACCTCGCCCTCTCACCGTCAAGCTGAACAGTGACAACACCATGCCATCCTCCTTTAAGTTTATTCTTAGCTATGACTACATGACGCTCCGTGTCCTCATCCTCCTGTCCTTCTACTGTAGGGTTCTTGCTGATAAGTAACATAAGGTCAGCCTCTGATGCCTTACCTGTCTTACTACCTTCCAACATAGATTGATCTACCATAATCTTACCTTCAGCTTCTGCCGAAAGCTGAGACATCCACAGGATAGCACAGTTATATTGTTTAGCTATGTTCCTTGCATGTATAGCGGCTTCCTTCAAGTATATATCAGATCGTTCTCCTGTTCTTGGTGCAAACTTATCTCCCATATCTAACACTACAATGTCAGGGTTCATAGCTTTAACTGCAGACTCAACCCATGCCATATCTTTCCCTGTCGTATCTTTAACATATATGTTTTCTCTGACAGGCTTATATCTAGCTGAAGCTAGTGTGACATTCTGACGCACCTCATCCATGCTCATATTAGTTGCTGCTGATAGATACCTAGCTCCAACCCTATCATATGCTTCTTCATTACATAAGATAATACACTTAGCTCCTTGCTCTGCAAACCCACCCTTAGATGCTATTAAAGATGCGTGAAAGCTAGTTTTACCTGTGTTGGGTCTTGCTCCTATAATAACAAGATGTCCACCACTTACACCCTCAACTCTCCTTTGCAAGGTAGGTATGTTAAACTTCCATTGACACTGTATAGCATTAGCTTTCAACAAAGCATCTATACTCATGTCCTCCCACTCTATATTTAAGTTAGGTAAAAAGTCATCTTGGTATGTACTAAGTAAGTTCCGTAATGGTTCTAATGTACCCTTGTCACCATTGACATAATCAAAACCTAAGTTAGCTATCTCTTCTCCTACCATCTGTTGAAACAACTTAGAGAAAACTTGCTTAGATATGTCTTGGCACATAGGTTTCTCATTCTTCAACTTATCAAATAACTGATTGTATGATTCTTTTGTTGCTGTAGTCATTGTGCTATTGTTAGTCATAAATAAACCGTGCAACTCTGATACAGATAAATCTTTATCAAACGTACTCATTGCGTAATCTACTGTCTGTTTAATCTTTCGTACATCCTTAGTGAACAACTTGTCAGGACATCTAATACCTTTATGGTCTTCATAAAAGTCCTTGTTCATCAAGCTACGAATTAATGCTAATTCCATTATAATCTCTCCTTGTGCTTGTTTAAATACTCTATTGCTTTCTCTAATGTGCTTACGTTATCATCAAAACCACCCAATGCTCTATTACAACTATGGCACAACCAACCTCTAAATGTGCTAGTGTCGTGACAATGATCTAGCACCCACGCTCCATTCCTCTGTCCTCCCTTACCTGCAACCTCTGATTCTCCTCTACAGCACACAGGACATATGTAATCTTTGTCAGGCATACCGTGTTTATCCCTTAGTGCGTTTCTAACTTTTGTAAGCTCGTTGTTACATTTCTTACACTCAGGTCTTAAAAAGTTTGCACCAGATGATACACTAAATTTATTTAAAGGTAAAGACTTATTACACTTACTGCATGTTTTTGTTTTACCATCTGAGTTTACTAAATCATAATTCTCAAGTTCAAATAAATCAATCTGTTCCATGTACTATCCCTTGTAACTTTTTAATGTCATTTTCTCTCTTGTACTTTAAATCATCTTCAATTCTACAAGCTACCACATTTGAATTAGAACAATATGACTTTAACTCTTTAGTGTAAGCTACTGTTTTACTTGCCGCATCAGGATCTAAAGCTACGACTATAGTTTTAAATCCTTTAAGATAGTCCTTATGTTTATCATTTAGGGATGTGCCTAATATTGCTATCCCTGTAACTTTTGGTATCTCTGTAGCTAAAACTGTAGCTGAGATAACATCTTCTACTACAACACCGACTGATATATCCTCACCAATCCTGTAGTGATAGTAATTAGCTGACTTATCGTAACGCAACCACTTAGGAAAGTTATCGTGCAAAGACCTACCTATAGCTCCAACCATTCTGCTCTTCTCGTAGATAGGAAACACTGCTCGTCTGTCTTTAACATCATAATAAAGTGCGACATTTTGTAGCTCCCACCTGTTAATAAACCTTTTCATAGATGCGTTAGATATATCTTTAGTTATATACTCAGGTAAAACAAAATCTTCTACCATACGATCTACTATATCATTAGCCATACGCTGTAATATATGAGGAGTCTTGATAGCACCCTTAACTTTACAACTATTTCTGTAGCAGTTGTAAACAAGAGTGCCATCTAGGTTAGATACACTAAACTTTTTATATCCACCACACTCAGGACAGTTTAATGTTAAACTTTCTCCATACTCTAAAGTCAAAGACTCCACATATTCTTTGGCAAGACTAGGCATGTTTGTATTCTCCTCGTCTGGACAAAGCATTGTTAGCTGATGTAAAGGTATGTCGCAAATATGGTTTCATAGAATTAGGATTTGTGTGTCCACTTACAGCCATAATCTGAGTACTATCAACACCTGCCTCCACCATCTCTGTAATTGCTGTCCTACGCATATCCATAGCTTGTAACTCAACAGGAAGCCCACAGGCAGACTTTACGTCATTTACAATGGGTGACACTTCAATATTAGTATAAGCTCTGTACGCACCTCCTATCGGTCTTACATGAGGTGCAACGTATTTCTGGAAACCAAAGTCCTCTTGTTGTTGTTGCAGCATTTTGTATAAATTATCCTCTATAGGTAGATGAACCTCTGCTCTTTTCTTAGATTGGGTTAGGTCTAATCGCCTAGCTTCAAAGTTAATATTATCCCACTCAAGCAATCGCATATCACCTACTCTTTGAGCAAACTCATATGCCATGTGTACGATAAGACCTATGCTTCTCCACTTAAAGTCAGAGTATGCCGTATCTAAGAATGTTCTAACTTGGTCAGGTGTCCACATAACTTTACGAGGTTTCTCATTCATTCGTTTAACTGCTTTCATAGGGTTAACTATTAGAAAGTCCATCTCCTCTGCCATGTTCAGCACTATCGACAGTGTTGTAGCCGTAATGTTCGCAGTTCTGACACCTCTAGCTAACCACTCCTGATAAGCTAACTTACAGTCAGCTTTACCTAGTTTGTTTAGCTTTATGTGACCTAATGTTTTAGTATTACTTATCTTAGTAGTTATTGCCTTGTTTAAACAATACTCGTAATCCATCTGTGTACGACTTCGTAAAGCTCTAAACTGTGGGCTTTGATAATAATACTCTACCATATCATCTACAGTCACTACTTTATTTTTGTTCGCCATTTTATCCAAGACTCCATGCAATGTCCGTCACCTAATATAAGATCAATGATCCAGACTATGTTAAATTTATCTTCTTTCTTTCGTTGCCAATTTCTAGTCGAGAAGGTTTGATTAACCTTCCCTCCTAATATAACACTAAACCAAATACTACTAGCAATCAATACCCTAAACCAATACTTCCTAAAGAAAAGAAAAGAAAAAGAAAAACATGATAGCAAATGATGCCATGCCAAAGATAACTTCTTTAGTTTTATTTGTTTCATTTTTCATACTCCTATTCTCCAATCTGAAACAGAACATATCTTCCATGCTCTGAATTAAATGGTATTGCTATTCTCTCTTCTTCTACAAACTCAGGCTTATACTTCCACCAATGCCCTTGCTTATACCTCTCAGCTACCATCTCATTAAAATCTGCATGGTGTATACTGAAAGCTATTATTACTGTCGCTAAAAACCCTTCTGCTAATCCTATCATATTAATTCTCCTCTTCTTGTTTAATTATATTGTTAAATTTATCTACTAAGTCATTAACTAAATCTGTTTCTTCTGCCCAATCATCAAACTCTTCATCAAGTAAGACTGATTCGTTTAGGGTATCATAGATCTCTTTCATTGTCAAACTCCCTTATGTTTATCTTTTTAGGTTTTTGTTTCTTTTTGTTAGGGATAACCATAGGACTCTTTCGCTTTTGCAACATAGCTCTAGCTATAGGGTTAATTGGTCGAACTCCCATTGTTTTCTTCATCACTATCCTCTTCCTTTCTTTTACTTATATGTATAAATTTTTTATTACAATAGCCACAAGTAGCCTTTCCTTCATTTAATCTATAATACACTCTAGGGTGGTCATCCTCGCATACTACTGTGTCCTTATCTACATACTCAATGTTCATTTTTAATTTCTTTTAATACTTTTTCAATTACTTCTTCTTTTGTGTGACCAAAATATATAGTGCCATTATAGGTTAACGTAAAACTAGGCAGTTGAGCATCATAGTGTTTATTCAACTTCTGGTCTAATACTTTTGAGCCTAGCTCTCGTTTCAGCTTCGATCTTAGCTTTGAGTTTTTTCTTTCGCTCATCATTCTCCTCCCTAGTTATGAACTCAAAGTTCTTTACATTACGCATCTGCCTAGCTTGTCTTATATAAGCACTTTTCTCAGCTTGGTCAACGCATATTACAGTTAAAGGCATGACCTTAAACATCTCCTTCATCTTCTGTATCTCTTTTCTGTAGTCCTTCTTCGCCATCTCTAAACAATCCTCTCTTATTGTACATTGGTGATTCTTCTGGTTTTTCTAGCAACATTATATCCCTAATCAAGTCAGCCTTCCACACATCTATGTATCGTAGGTCAGATAATATACGAGCCTTTGCTAGGTCTATGTGTGCTTCTTCTTCTTTTTTCTTCGCCATATTATTACTCCCATTATTATATATGTTACAACAGTGCATACAATGTAGATGAGTATAGCATTACTCTTCCATACTAAAACATATTGTAGCAGGTCTAGGTGTTTTAGTAAACCCACTACGAATATCATTACAAAGTAGCCTGTATAGACAGACAATATTATCAGCCATACTGCGCCCATATTATCACACCTATAAAACACATAACTAAAACTATCATATACCAATCGTTTGGGTCTTTGTCATTCCAATAGCTCATGTTTCACTACCTCTCCTGTGTTCCACTTGTCTGCTTCCACTTGTGCTTCCTCCTTTGTGTCAAACAATTTAATAGGTGTGTCGTTAGTCCACATAGCACCACACCCATCCCTTACATAGTCAGAGCCATCTTCTTCAAAAGGTTCAATCATTACTGCGTACTTCATCAGCGTCCTCCTCTTCTTCATCTCTAGGGAAGTATACATCTACATGACTCTGACAATTAGGGCAGTGTAGGTTGCTAACTATAAGCCACTCTACACTATCCTCACAGTCGTGATCTCCTCCCCATATTAGTTCAGTTTGACAGTGCCAACAGTTCATTCTTCATCTACCCTATAAAAGTCATATACGTTACCATTCTCATCCATCTCATCTTTAGGATGCACCTCACTAAAATCAAATGCGGCTACTTCATTATCCTCTACATAGGATGCTACTACTTCTAGTAATTTCTTGTGTGCTAGTTCCTCTGTGTCAGCCTTAATTACATCTTCAAATGTTACTAAATATTTTGGCATTAGTTATCCTTTCTTTTGTTTTCTCTTGGTACATCTTCACTAAATATGTAGTCACTATAGTGATTAGTGTGACCATGTTCACATCTAGGTTGTGCAAAGTTAAACACCTTACTGAGTATCCAAGAACTGTGCCTAATCTTTTCTATAGTGTTGTACTCCAATGGTACACCTTCAGATACTTGATTGTCTAAGTCTTTTATAGCATTTATAAGTTCTAAGAAATCGTATCTCTGGCTTACTGTGAAAGACACTACTGTTTCTGCTTGTTTGTTTGTCATGTCTATTCTCCTTTTTCTACTACTTCTGGTTCATCTACGTTTATAATGATGGTCTTAACTCCACCTTGTCCACCCATGCTACCTACATACGCTTCCTCTACAGTTAGGTAGTCACCTTCGTCAGCATACTTACGCAAGTCCTTAATCCAGAACCTATTGTCACCTCTGCCCTTAGTTCTGTAAAACTTTATCTTAGTAGGAACACCAAAGGCAAACTCTGCGTCATGCTCATCCTGTTCCATTCGTAGCATATCTCCAAAGTTGCCCTCTAAAGCATAAAAGTACCAATCTTTTACGACTTTGGATGCGTCTATGGTAGACTTGTTTAGCATAGTCTTAGTCAGCTTGATAGTGAATGTGTTCTCTATCTGTGTTTCTTTCATCTCTATTGTTTGTGCCATTACTGTATCTCCTTATTTGCTATTACATAGTTATACTGATTCGATAAAAACATTCTAGGTCTTTCTGGTGGAATGTCAATAAGAGTTTTAATTATTTCTTGTTGCTCAAAGCATCCACCAGAGTCTAAGTCATAAAGTTTGGTTGCCCATGTTTCACATTGCTCTAGTGTGGCAAAGTTCATAACCATGAGCAGACCAAAAGTTGTTATAGTTTCAGTTATCATGCTACCTCTTCCTCGATTGATTGTACTGTAAGTTCTACCCTTCCATCTGCTTCCAAGATTGTTTCAACATATCTTTGTTCTAAATCGTAGTTATCTAAGTTATAAAATACCAATGGCATATTAGGTTCAAACTTCTGTAGTCTGTCTATTAAATCTTTAACTTTCATGCTACTAACTCCTTGAAAATTGGAGATGAGATCCATTGTGCTACCTCATTTTCTCGCTTCCACATTGACTCAGATGCAGTATCGTAGCCAGTGTTCCTAAGAGCAAAACCATTTCTCTCATCTGCGTATGATGAATAATTAGTCAAAGCACTATACAAGGCAAATACATTAGCACCTCTGGTGATTCGCTCCTGATTGTATAGCTTGAGCATCTTCTCAGCTTTACGATCTGACTTAATCATCTTCTCTAGTACCTCTTTGACATTAACGTAGGTCAACGTAGTATCTGCCCATTTCTGCAAAATGCCCATCTGCTGAGTAAAATCCTCTTTAGACCTATACAGTTCATCTATGAAAGATTCTAAGCTAAACCCTGATGTATTCTTTCGCTTAATGGTATTGTATTCACCAGTAACCATGCCATTAGTACAATAAAAATCTATTGCACCAAATAAGGTAATGTTACTACAAGATCCATCAACACCATGCAAAGCTATAATTCTTTGAGCTACGTCAGTTTGATGTTTGCTAGTCGTTATCTTATGTGTCACATTTGGCAAACGCATATCCATCATAGTCCAAGCATTATTCCTAGCAGTTCGCCAAGTCAACGTAGCACCATCTAAGTCATGGTCACTAAGTTCAGCTACAACTGTATCTCTGACTTGTCTGTAGAAATCAATGTGACTAGCACATTTAAAGTCTTTACCTACAATTCCTATCACCTCATCAGTATTATTGTTAATGACATACTTACTCATGTCAAATCTGGTAGGCTCAAAAGAAACGTCAAATGCTATTTCTTCTGGCATCTTAGTTATTGGTCTTTCACTATATATTGTCATAAATTGATTCTCCTTTTTGTTTGTGTCACCCATTTTATAGATGATTCGTTTTTTGTCAAGTTAATAATAAAATCGTTTAAAATCAAATACTTAGCATCCCATCCCATTACTTTTCCCATCCCATCTAAAACCTCCCATCCCATCCCATGATGACCGTAACTCATCCGATCCCATCTAAAACCTCCCATCCCATCCCATCTTGATGACCGTAGATTCTGATTTAACTTTTTGAAAAGCTAAACCAGAATCTCAAGTGTCAAAATTTTGACCCTAGATAAATCTATTTTGTTTTTTCTACAATGATATTATTCTCTAGCTTGTCTGAATGTTTGTAACATCTCAAACAATCTTTACATTTTTGTCCTGTACAGTTTTGAATCTCTTTAAAGTTATCACCATTAACATTATTAAAAACTTTGTCGAAATGTTTAGGTATTTTAGTAATAACTTTGTCTACTTTAGTATTAGAAAAAACAATAATAAGGTTTTTAGGTTTTTCTCTTTTGTCGAAATATCTTTTTATTATATCTGTTCTTTTAGTCCATAAAGCAAAAGTACAGTGTGGATTGTATTCAGCTATTCTACAATAATTCTCAATCATATTATATTTAGGAAAAGTTTTTATTGTGACTCCGTTATCATCTACTAATTCAGTCAATAGTTCCCCATGATGATTAAAACGAAAAAAGGATTGCAAGAAAAAGAATTGTTTAACCTCTAAGTCACTCAATAGTTTTTCTGATAGTATTTCATTTTTATCTAATGATAACGGTAAGTTTTTCATATAGCTATCCATTGATTTATGGGAATAACAGACTCCACAAATATCTACAATTTTTCCAGCTAGTTCATTTTTCTTTTTTGCTTCAATATACCTATCATAGCAAAACTTATTCTTTTTAGTATTGTTTCCTATAGCATTAAAAGACTCTAGTTTTCCTCTAAGTTTAGAAACGTGTCCTATGTTATCTAATGGCATAGTGCGACTCCTATTAAAATTATTATTGTAAATATTACTACTATTAGATCTGGATGAAAAAACATATTAAAGACTCCTTGTGTTTTTTCTTTTAGCTCTAAAACTAACGTGATCTTTTTTAATAGTCTTAATATATTCTATTAATTGCTTTTGCTTTTCTGGAGTCTGATTCCTAATGAATCGCTTGACGTTTATTTTTGCCTTGCGAATCTTAGTATCTGAGATTCCCCAATCTTTTTTGTATAAAAAACTTGTAGCACTCATTTTAGAGTCCCTTCTTAATTTCAGTTAATGCTTTAATTAAACTATCTAAGCTATTAAACTTTATTATTATATCACCATTACCTTGTGAAATATTTAATCCTATTTCTTGCACTATTATTTTTTCATCTTCGTTTTTGTGTTGAACTATAGAAATAGAATTACCTTTTTCATTAAGTAAAATCTGATTAAAATTAATATTCATTTGTGACTCCTTGTTTAGTTTATTAATTTAAAAATGGAGTCTAGCCAATTAAAGCTAAACTCCTAATTTAAATTAACTAGCTAGACGTTGAGTCAATTTGACTCCGTTAGCTTTTCTTTTATGCCTTACGATTCCGTTTTGGTTAATCCTAGAATAACCATTGCGATCATATGCTTGAAAGCATGAATAAGAATTGCCAAAATTTAATCTTAAAAGAGGATCTCCAGATTTTCCACCATTACCTAACCTAACGAAAAAACCTTTCTCTTGTGGATTCTTCCTATGGATAACTGGCTTGTAGCCTTTACGCCATAAATCAAAAGCCGTTATTAAAACTCTAACTGGTGTTAAACCACCCTTAATAGTTTGACCTCTAGCTATATTATTTAAATTAAATGTAATCATTTTTGACTCCTATTGTCATTTTGGTTTGTTGATATTCTTTAGTGAATATCCACAAGCGGACTCTTATATTTGAATCTGCTTATAGGATTCACTATGCTTTTGCCTTTTCATCAATTTTATTGATTCCGTAAGTTAACAATTTAATAGGATCAATTTTAATAAATCCTCTAGACAATAACATTAATGTAATATCTTTTGCATTTGATCGACTAGTAAATGTATTTCTTTTAGTTCTTTTCATTTCGTTTTTTTTCCTAATTTGATTCGGTAATTAAAAGAATCGATTTTTGTATTCTTAGATTTTACATTAAAAATTTAAAAAAGTACAATAAATAAAAAATTAATTTTAGTTACAAATGTAACAATAAAAACCGTACATAAAACCTTTACCGTTGGTATCAGTTACAAATGTAACCATTATTGACGGTTATATATTTTACTAACTGATACTTTATCAGATTGCTAAACTTTATAAATCAATAATTTAGCTATTATTATTTATTATCTATTTAGATTCCTGTTTTAGAATTATTCTAAATGCTTTTATTATTTGAGTTTAAAAATTTCTTAAAAAAATCCATCCCATAAACGTGACCGTGCAAGAGCCACGTGGGGGTATAGGGATATATATGTATGAATATACACACGGAAGAGGTTTTTTGCTTGTTAACCACTTTTTTCCTTGTAAACACAGCGGTCCTCTAGTTGTGACCTTAATAGGAATACTAATAATAACTTATAGTGTGACAATATGTCGCTTGACAACTTTATGATTCTATGGTATAACATAGTTAAAGCTATTAAGTTAAGACTATAAAGTTAAAACTATCTTATAGTACTACTTTTTTAATAGTCTTTACTATAAAGTTAAAACTATCTCTTGTGTTTTTTGCATTAATATGTTATTATAAAGCAAATAATGTTTGACAATGAGTAAAAAGAAGGTAAAACTATATGCAAGTGACTCGGTTATTGAAGATTTTTACAGGACTCTCTCTAAAAATGACCCTAACATCCTCAATAAAGTCCACATACCGAAGTCTGATGTCTTTTATGTACGTAAAGCTATAGAAATGCGTACAGGAGAGACATATAGTTTAGACCATGTAGAAAGGGCTATGTTTCTGGAAGGACATTTACGTAGAAATGAAGTCTTAGATCCAGATAGACCAAGAGGATATTGCTCATATGACACCGAAAAACCTAGAACAAGATAGCAACTACAACAAATATGACTTAGACGGTGACGGTATAGTGACAGATGATGAGCTAGAACACGCTAAAGAGATAAATAAAACGGAAGCTGACCTACGTAAGCAAAAAGCTCAACGAAGAATGGCTACAGGTACTCTAATAGCAATGGGTGGTTTTACTGCAGCTATGTTCTTTATGCCGATAGAGCATATAAAAGCACTTTCAGACATATCTAATCTGTTTTACATTAGTGGAGCAGGTATAGTTGGAGCTTACATGGGAACTTCAGCGTGGATGTCTAACAGAGATAAGTAACTAAGAAGGAGAAAAACAAATGAGTAATACTAAAGAAATACAAATAACAGAAGAAATGAAGCTAGAGAAAGAAATAGCTGAAAAGCAAGAAAAGCTACATGAAATTCGCTACGGTGAAATGGAAACAGCATACAAAGCGTTTGAACTAGCTAGAGAAGATGCGTTAAATAAGTATCAAGCTTGGAGAAAAGCTGCAATGAAGCACGGAAGAGTTCCTAACAATATATTAACTTACTTTAATGTGAATTTGCACTAGTATGTCACAAGATAACGTAATTAACATAAATAAAAAAGACTACAAGGTAGATGACCTAGATAATAAGTCTAAATACATTGTAGCACAAATAAGAGACTTAGAAGGTAAAGTAGCGTCTGCTAAGTTTCAGTTAGATCAACACGAGATAGCTAAGCAGCAATTTGTAAACATGCTTATTAATGCCGTTGAAGGAAAGCCTAACGGTAAGGATAGCTAGTATGTTTAATATTGCAGGTACGCTATTATCTTCAGTTGGCAGTTTAGCCTCTACTTATCTAGATGGTAAGGTTGCAGCCAATAAAGCTGAAGCACAAATTCGCCTTAAAGAAGCAACAGGCGATATAGATTGGGATCTAGCTGCTATTAGGGCATCACAAGGTTCGTGGAAAGACGAATGGATTACTATATTATTTTCTATTCCTCTAGTACTGTCCTTCTGTGGTGATTGGGGTAGGGAGATAGTAGCAAACGGCTTTACTGCTCTTGCAGGGATGCCTGATTGGTATCAATATAGCCTTGGTGCTGTCGTAGCTGCGTCACTAGGAACAAAGGGAGTAGCTAAGTTCTTTGGTCCTAAGAAGAAGTAGCAGTGAAAGTATTTCTATATGTAGTGTTCTTAGTAAACGAACATTGGTGGATTGATCCTAACTTTCCTCCTGTAATTATGAATGATGCACAACAATGTAGAGCAATGGAAAACTACTTTGATATTAATCTAGGTCTAATACAAGACAACGAACACAAAATAGGATGTATTAAAACAGATGACATATGGGGATTTCTTGTTGAAACATACGGATCAAGACCCTATAAAGATAGTAAAGTTTAATCCTCAGTACTTAGGCGAAAGACGGATGCCTATAGAAAGACTTAAAAACAAAAGGAAATACATAAATGGCTTATACACTGTCGAGCAGATCTCTAGACAAACTAGAAGGAGTAAATGAAGATTTAGTTAAAGTTGTCAAGAGGGCGATTGAACTAACTAAGATTGACTTTGGTGTTATCTACGGAATGAGAACTAAAGAAGAACAACAGAAGTTATTTGATTCTGGTAAATCTCAAACTATGAAGTCTAAGCATTTAACAGGTGATGCAGTAGACCTGATGGCTTATGTAGACGGCAAAGCATCATGGGAACTCAACCTGTATGATGACCTAGCTGACGCTATGAAGTGGGCAGCTACTGAGTCTGGAACTAAGATTAGGTGGGGAGCAGCTTGGCACATACCAGACATATCAACTTGGGATGGCACAATGGAGGAAGCCATGATGGCTTACATTGATCTACGCAGATCAGAAGGCAGAAGACCCTTTATAGATGGTCCACATTTTGAACTTAATTAATGGACATCAAAGTATCCATAGGTCTTGCCGTAACTCTGGCAATGCAAATCTCTGCTGCAGTTTGGTATGTAGCTCAAACAGATGCTACCATTAAAGACTTGTCAGCTACCGTTGCTGAACTAAGTTCTGCTAACTTAAAGAGAGATGTTGATGTTAACGCTAGTAACATTTCAAATATTGACGGAGATGTTAAATCTTTAGGTAATCACTTAGCTAGAGGTATAGGTGATAGTAATGATATACTCAGACGTATTTCTATTTTAGAAACGGATGTGTTGTATATGCAAAGAGAAATATATAGGAATGATAGATAATGGCTAAAGGTAAAAAAAGTGCATTAGCTCTGGCTAAAGAAAAGAAAGAGTTTGAAGATATTAAGAAGTTAGTAGCTTCTTACGCTAACACAGGCAACAAAACTATAACACCTACATATGATGAATTACCTAAAAACAGTTCATGGTTAAATAAACTAGGTAACACATTTAAAGGTACTAACAAAAACAAAATACAAATTAACTACGAGGTAGATTTTTAAATGCCTAGAAACTACAAAAAAGAGTATCTAAGGTACGATGGAACACCTAAAGTTAAAAAGAAAAGAGCAGAACGCAATAAAGCAAGAAGAAAAATGGTAAGAGCAGGTCTGGCTCGTAAAGGTGATGGAAAAGACGTAGACCATAAAGATAAAAACACCTCTAATAACAGCAGAAGTAATCTTAGGGTAATATCTGCAAGTAAAAATAGATCAAGGAGATAAACTATGCCAATGGGAAAAGGTACGTATGGAAGTAAAGTAGGAAGACCGCCTAAAAAAGGTAAAGCTAAAAAAGGTAAAGAAGAAGAGCTACTAGACAAAAAAGGCATGAAGGGTAAGAAAAAGCCTTCTGCTGCTGTTATAATAGCTATGAATAAAGGTGGACAGATGGGTAAACAAGCTGTTCGTCAAAAAATGGGCTTTATGAACAAAGGCGGCAAAGTAGGAAAAAGTAAAAAATAATGTTTTTAAAAAAGGGGATTACTAAAATGAAAAGATACTTAAAACGTATATACTGCGCAATACTTAATCGTAAGTGTTGTGAAAAATGCAACTGTAATGAGTAGAAGGACAGCACCACTTAGTTTAACACTGTGGAACGCAATGTCTGTGAAGTGTGTAGACACACTATGTCTGTCGTTGATGGTAGACTAGAGTGTTCTTACTGTTTAGTATTCTATAATTTTGAAAATTCAAAAGCGTGGTTAGAACACCTTTACGATAAAAAACACGAAAAGGATAAACGTGAAACAACTAACAGAAAAACAACAAACCTTTTTAAAAGTCTTATTTGATGAGGCAGGTGGTGATGTATTGTTAGCTAAAAGACTAGCAGGTTATTCAGATGCAACAGCTACAAACGAAATAGTTAAATCTCTCAGAGAAGAAATTGAAGACGCTACAAAACAATATATGGCTAGGATTGCTCCTCGTGCTGCTTTTGCTATGGGTAACGCTTTAGTTGATCCTACTGAGTTAGGTATAAGAGATAAAATGACTGCAGCTAAAGACTTACTCGACAGGGCAGGTTTTATTAAAACTGAAAAAGTTAATGTAGAATCTACAGGAGGTATTTTTGTGTTACCTGCTAAAGAAGGAAAAAATGAGTAAGTGGAGTTGGAATAGAGAAAAAACTAAAACAGCACTAATAGCTTTGTTTGTTATTTGGTCAGCCTACTTTATAGTAGAGTATTTATAATGAGAACAGAAGAAAGTTTAGGCTATTGGACTCTACCAAAGCCTGATATGAATGTCAAACTGTGGAGTAGAATACCTAGAGTAGCTAGAACTACACCGTTTGGTTATAAAGTTGATCCAGAAGATGATGGGTTTTTACTTCCTGTAGAAGAAGAACTAGAACTGTTAGAAAAAGCTAAGCAGCACTTAATACAGTATAGTTACAGGGAAGTAGCAAACTGGCTTAGTAAAGAGTCAGGAAGATACATATCTCACGTTGGATTAAAAAAGAGAATAGACATTGAGCGTAAACGTAAGAAAACAACTACAATTAAACGCAAACTTGCCTCAAGGCTCAAAAAGACAATACAAGAGATCGAAAAGCTTGAACAAGAAGCAACAGGAAGTTACCTCTCCGAAACAAGAGCCTGAAGTTTCTACTGTTCCTGCTACAGTAATTGCTGAACCGTTTGAAGTACAACAAGCTCAAGACGTTGTATTTAAACCTAATGATGGACCTCAAACTAACTTCCTAGCCTCATCTGAAAGGGAAGTGCTATATGGAGGTGCAGCAGGGGGTGGCAAAAGTTTTGCAATGTTAGCTGACCCCCTGCGAGGCTTAAATGACCCAAACTTTAGTGGGTTGCTTGTACGACACACAACAGAAGAACTAAGAGAACTAATACAGAAGTCTCAGGAGTTGTACCCTAAAGCAATACCTAACATAAAGTGGTCAGAACGTAAATCGCAGTGGACTTCACCTAGAGGTGGCAGACTTTGGATGTCCTACCTAGACCGTGACTTAGACGTAATGCGGTATCAAGGACAAGCGTTTAACTGGATAGGGTTTGATGAATTAACGCAGTGGGCAACACCGTTTGCTTGGGATTATATGCGATCTCGTCTTAGAAGTGTAGACCCTGCTCTAGGCTTGTATATGAGAGGTACTACAAATCCTGGAGGAGCAGGACATCAGTGGGTAAAGAAAACATTCATAGACCCTGCACCACCGAATAAGTCTTTTTGGGCAACAAATATAGAAACAGGAGAAGTAATAACTTTTCCTAAAGGTCACAGCAAAGAAGGACAACCATTATTTAAACGAAGGTTTATTCCTGCAAGTTTATTTGATAATCCTTACTTAGCTGAAACAGGTGACTACGAAGCGATGCTTTTATCTTTGCCTGAACAGCAAAGAAAGCAACTACTTGAAGGTGATTGGGATGTAGCAGAAGGTGCTGCATTTCCAGAGTTTAACAGAAAGATACATACTGTTGAACCTTATAAGATACCTAGTAGTTGGACTAAGTTCAGAGCTTGTGACTACGGATATGGAAGCTATTCAGCAGTTGTTTGGTTTGCCGTTACTCCATCAGAGCAACTTGTAGTATACAGGGAGCTTCACGTTTCTAAAGTATTAGCAGTAGATTTGGCTGATATGATCTTGGAGGCAGAAAAAGATGATGGAGGTATTCGGTATGGTGTGTTGGACAGTAGCCTTTGGCACAAACGTGGGGATACTGGTCCATCTCTGGCAGAACAGATGGTACAACGAGGTTGCAGATTTAGACCGTCAGATAGAAGCAAAGGCTCTAGAGTCGCAGGAAAGAACGAAGTCCATAGACGATTACAAGTAGATGAGTTTACAGAAGAACCAAGATTGGTATTTTTTAATAACTGTACTGAGTGCATTAGTCAAATACCTACTCTACCTCTTGACAAGAAGAACCCTGAAGACGTTGACACTAATGCTTTAGATCACATGTATGACGCTTTAAGATATGGAATAATGACACGACCTAGAAGTTCTATATGGGATTACAACCCTGCAACACAAAAGTCAGGCTTTCAAGTCGCTGACCCTAAATTTGGATATTAAATATGGCAACAGAAGAAGAACTAAACTTTGATACAGATGAAGTGTCTGTTATAGAGGATGGAGATAAAGCATTACGTGATCCTTCCTCTATAGAAGCTTTTATAATGGAAAGGTTTACCAGAGCAGAAGATGCTAGAAAAACAGATGAAGATCGTTGGACTAAAGCTTATAGAAACTATAGAGGTTTATATGGATCAGATGTTCAGTTTACGGAAGCAGAAAAGTCTAGGGTATTTATAAAAGTAACTAAAACTAAAACTCTTGCAGCATATGGTCAGATAATTGATGTGCTTTTTGGTAATAATACGTTTCCACTATCTGTAAATCCTACAAGACTACCAGACGGTGTAGCAGAAGCAGTACACATTAACACTGATCCTAATGCAGATCAAGCAACAGAACAGTTAAAAGCTGTTTCTGAAGATAAGCCTTCTCAACCCTATCTTTTTGGTCCTGACACAGAGTTAAAAAAGGGTGAAACTATAATAGATCTGCAAGAAAGGCTTGGTTCGTTAAAAAATAAACTAGAGCCTGTCTCAGATAAAATTATAGAAGGGGAAGGCACAACAGGTACGACTGTTACTTTTCACCCTGCGTTAATTGCAGCTAAAAAAATGCAAAAGAAGATACACGATCAGTTGGAAGAGTCTGGTGCTAATAAGCATTTAAGAAACACAGCTTTTGAAATGTCTCTATTTGGTACAGGGGTTATGAAAGGTCCATTTGCTATGGACAAAGAATATCCTAATTGGAGTGAAGAAGGTGAATATGATCCCTTAATTAAAACTGTACCGTGTACCAATCATGTATCTATATGGGATTTTTATCCTGACCCTGATGCTAAAAACATGGATGAGGCTGAGTATGTAGTGGAAAGACACAAGATGTCTAAAATGCAACTCAGGGCATTAAAGATGCGTCCATACTTTAGAACAGAATCTATAGACAATGCTATTGAACTGGGAGCATCTTACACTAGAAAGCACTGGGAAGATGATATGACTGACTACGTTACATCACAAGCAGTAGAAAGATATGAAGTACTAGAATTTTGGGGATACGTTGATGCTGAAAAACTACAACTAAGCGGTCTTGATATTCCTAAAGAATTAAAAGATATGGAGCAACTAAATGTCAATATATGGATATGTAACGGAGAGATATTACGCTTGGTTCTTAATCCATTTAAACCAGTACGGATACCCTACTATGCCGTACCTTATGAACTTAATCCCTATAGTTTCTTTGGTATAGGCATAGCTGAAAACATGGATGATACGCAAACCTTAATGAATGGGTTTATGCGTATGGCTATTGACAATGCAGCTTTGAGTGGTAACCTTATTATTGAAGTAGATGAAACTAACCTAGTTCCAGGACAAGATCTATCAGTATATCCAGGAAAAGTGTTTAGAAGACAAGGTGGCGCTCCAGGACAGGCTATATTTGGAACAAAGTTTCCGAATGTTGCAGGAGAAAACATACAACTGTTTGACAAAGCAAGAACATTAGCAGACGAGAGTACAGGCTTTCCTAGTTTTGCACACGGACAAACAGGTGTACAAGGTGTAGGTAGAACTGCATCAGGTATATCTATGCTTATGTCAGCAGCAAATGGGTCTATCAGAAATGTTGTAAAGAATGTAGATGACTATTTGCTTGGTCCTCTAGGTAAAGCTTTCTTTAGTTTTAATATGCAGTTTGACTTTGACACTGAAATAAAAGGTGATCTAGAAGTTAAAGCTCAAGGCACAGAAAGCTTAATGGCTAATGAAGTACGTAGTCAAAGGCTCATGCAATTCTTACAAACAGCATCTAACCCTGCTCTTGCTCCTTTTGCTAAGATGGATTACATTATAAGAGAGATAGCTAAGAGTATGGACTTAGACCCTGATAAAGTAACCAATAGCTTACAAGATGCAACAATACAAGCTGAAATACTTAAAGGTTTTCAAGCTCCTGCTCCTGCTGCACCTCCTGCTGCTGCTCCAACTGAAGCTCCACCTGCTCCTGCAGGAGGCGGTGTACAAGACACTACTGGTGCAGGGGGAGGAACGATAGGTACAGGTGTTGCACCGTTACCGCAAGAAGAAGGCTTTACAGGTAATGTCCAATAACCTAAAGCCTTTAGTTAATAATAAAGAACTTTATGATTCTTTTAAAAATGAAATAAACACACAAATACTAATGTATAGTAGGTCATTAGAACAGGCTAGTACATTAGTAGATGTACACAGGCTACAAGGTAGCATCAATGCGTTACGAAGATTACTACAACTGAAAGAACAAGTTAATGGCAGTGAACCCTCAAACACAACCAAATGACCTAAATACCCAAACTGAAGAGGCTATGGGATTAAGGGGTATGGCTGAAAAAACTATAGGTAAAAAAGCTACTGGTGTAGCTGACTTTGTACCTATTGTAGGGGATGTATTAGCAGCAGGTGATGTTGTTGAAAGTGCTAAAAAAGGTGACGTACTAGGAACAGCAGTTAATACTGCAGCAATGGCATTAGGTGTAGTTCCTGTAGTAGGAGACTTAGCAGGTAAAGGGCTAAAAGCAGGATTAAAAGCGGCTCGTACAGGTAAATCTCCTGTAAGAAAGCTTTTTGATAAGCTCCCAAAAAAAGAAAAAGATGAGCTTCCTGCACAACCAGACGAAGACAGTTTATGGGGGTATCACGGTACAGCTAGAGAAAGAGGACCAGATGAACCTTTTTTTGATATTGGCTTTGCTAGGAAGCAGGATCAGTTTTTAGGTGAAGGTTACTATTTTACTATAGACCCTAAAGTAGCAGAAGAATATGCTAACATGAGAGCATTAGATCTTGGAGGATCAGCAAAAACAGCTAGAAATATAGAAGGTCAAGAAGCTATAAAGCTAATGAATGACCCTAAAGCTACTCATGTGGGATCAGCGTTTACTACAAATCCTAGTAAGGCAATGATAACCGTAGATAAAGCAGGTAACTATGTAACTCCAAGTAGTGTTATGGGAGGTACAGACATATATGGAAACCCTATATCTAAAGGTCAGAACATAGCTAGGTTTAATTTATCTAATTTAGAAAAGCCTTTTTTGGTTAAGACAGCAGCAGATAGAAAAAGACTAAAAGAAAATTTTCAGGAAATAAAAGACGAAGGCTATGACTCTGTTTTGTTTGCTGACTTTAAAGACCGATCAAAACAAATTATGGTGTTTCCTGAACATATCGGAAAAGTTACAGGAGATATTGCTAAAGACGTTGGTGAAGTGGGTACACCCAAAGTACCAAGAGTAACTACACCTAAAATATCAAATATTGACTATCAAAAAAAGATGGCAGAGTTTGATAAGGTAGATAATGTTGACGATTGGCAAACAAATGTAGAAAAATACGTTGAGGAATCTAGGGATGTAAATCCTACTATACGTACCCCTGAATTAGAAAATTCTGCAAAAGATTTACTTGATGGTAAAATTACTAGAGAACAACACTTAGATAATATTGATAAATATAAACCTGTTGATCCTTGGGATGCTCTACCAAGAGAGCCATCAAGTAAAGCTACAGTATTTTCTTTAAAATCAAACCAAATAGAAAAAGGTAAATTTATATTACCTAAGGAAGCTACTAAAAATCTAGGTGTTTCTAAGTCCTCTTTAAAAATAGGAGATAAATTTAACGGTAGACTAGACATACCTGCGTATAATAAATATGACACTTGGATTGTAGCAGGTACATCTACGGCTGAAAAGGGTGTAACGCACTATGCAAAAGCTATACACTATAAAGGTGTAGGAGATAAGCCTGTAAGATTTGCTGCCTCTCAAGAAATGTCAAAAAGAATTGGAACAGGTGTAGAGGGTAAAACTGGGTATGCTACAGTATCTGGTGAAATAAAAAATCTCAATGTAGAAGAAATAAGAGAATTAGCAACTAAAGTTTTAAATGATCCTGAGTGGACACAAGTGGGATTTGACCCTAGAAGACAGGGTGGTTTCTATGTGCGTAACCAAAAAAATAAACATGTACCTGTTCGTGAAGCGGATGAGGTTATACAAATAGGTCCACTAGTATTAGCTAAAAATGCTACACTGGATTTAACGCACAAAGGTTTTAACAAAGGTGGGATAGTACCAATGGAATTACAACAACAAACACAAATGGCTTTCATGCAAGAAGGAGGAGATGTTAATAGAACAGGTGCTATGTTTGTACCTGAGTCTCCTGAAGAAGAAAAAGAGAAGCCTAAACAATTAGGTACAGTTGAAGAACAAGCAGGTTTAGTTCAAACAGAAGAAGAAGATCCACAAATGGATGTAGCTTTTATGCAAGAGGGTGGTTTAACTGATGATGGAGCTACTATTGATCCTGTAAGTGGTAACGAAGTTCCTACAGGAAGCATGGATCAAGAAGTAAGAGATGACGTTCCTGCTATGTTAAGTGAAGGTGAATACGTTGTACCTGCTGACGTTGTAAGATTTCACGGTGTAAAACTATTTGAAGACCTTAGAAAGGAAGCTAAAAGAGGCATGGCTAAAATGGAAAAGGATGGCAGGGTAGGTGGCGAACCTATGTCTGAAGAAGACTTTGAAGGAGAAGAACTACCTTTTGACGTATCAGAGTTACAAACTGTAGGCGCAGATCGTGTAAGAGGTATGGCTGAAGGTGGTGAAGTAGAAGGTGCTATAGGTCCAGAAATAGTTTCTACTGGTTCTCAAGTGTACGGTGAAGGAGCTAGGCTTAGACAAAATACAGGTTTTGAAATGAAGAAATACTACGAGCCTTCTACAGGTAGAGTTATAGTTTTTCCTTTCTTTAATGGTAAACCTATGAGTGTTATTCCTGATGGTTTTGAGCCTTACTCTGGTCAAGATAAAAAACCTGCTCAACCACAACAAACAGGTGGAGGTAGGAGCGATCCTCCATATAAACCTTTTAAGCCTAATGAGCCTAGAAAGTTTGGCTTTGGTTCGTGGTCTGCTCAAGATTATGTAGATGCAACAGACAGTACTAAGAGTGGTCTAGGAAAAGTTGCTAGTGCGCTTATTCCTTTTATCGGTATGAGCCACGCTTCAGGTAGAAAATATATTGAAGATGTAATGGATATGGAAAAAAACCCTGCCCAACTTAACCCTGCAACAGGGCAAAAGATAACTGACTTAGACAGAATAGCTATGGTAAGGTATTATACTAATCCACCACCTCCAAGTGTAATGCAAAGACTAGTTAGGTTTGTAAGTGGAAAGCAAGACCTTACTGAAGATGATTCTTATGGTTTATCTGATTTGTTTGACTTTAGTGGAGAGTTAAACTACGAGGCTGTAGATGGCACTATAAGGAAAGGAACTTTTGAAGAGTTACTTGGGAAGGTAGGAGAAGACGGTATGTTACCTCCTCAAACTCCTGAAGAACAAGGATTAGACATTCTATATGGCGATAGAGGCTTTACTCCTGAAGACATAGAAAGGGATAGACAAGCACTATATGGAGATACTACTACTGCTCGTAGAAATACTGGCACTATGGATGCTATAATGGCAGGAGTTAATAGAGATAAAAGTAGTGACACTGTTGGACAACAATATGCTAAGTCGTTTTTTGGAGCAACTGATGCAATGAGAGGTTTAGTTGGTGATCCTACAGTATTTAATAATCCAGGAAATATTGAAGTAGGACAAAATTTTGCAGGTGAAATTGGGTCATATAATAACGGTAGGTTTGCAGAATTTGCTACACCTCAACTTGGTATTAGAGCATTAGCGTTAGACCTTAAAACTAAAGCTAACAGATACAATGGAGATGTAGAGCAAATGCTCTTAGACTATCTTGGTGGTGGTAGAGAAGGCGAAATAGAGCAAAGATATGAACAAGCTTCTGTAGAAAATAGAGATCCAAGAGGCTATGTAAATAGAGCTATAGAAGCGGTAGGAAACAGAAACGTAGATGTAAATGATATAGATCAAATGGTTTCTCTTGTTTCTAGCGTTATAGACTCTGAAAACACTAAAGTTACTGCTAGACATTATTTAGAGACACTAGGTCCAGAAGTTATTAAAGAAGGCATAGAGTTGGCTGACCGACAGTACGACACAAGCCGAAGACTTGATTTTCCAACAGTTGAAACTCCTCCTTCTAGACCTTCTTTATCTGGAGCAGCTTTTGCAGGAGAAGGACCAGAACTATCCCCAACACCTAGTTTTGTAGCAGGGATGGATGCAGTTCCACAAGCAGGAGAAGCGATTGCTAATCTAAATGATCCATACACACCTCCATCTGGAGGAACTGGTGTTCAGGATGTAGCACCTCCTTATAGGGCTACTGGTTCTGGTGTTCAGGATGTAGCACCTCCTTATAGGGCTACTGGTTCTGGTGTTCAGGATGTAACTCCACAAGGAGAAGGGCGGTTAGGATTTGCACCTGCGGATTTTGGTGGACCTTCATCTAGAAGAGGTGGAGTAGGTAGATTTGGACCTGTAGAGTCCGAGTTTGATGATCCTGACAACATACTCTACGGAGATGACACAGATGGTGTTCCACTGGATGTAGGTGAGACTATAGGCAGACCTGAGATTGTAAACAGAGTAGCTACGTTTGGTGGTCAACCTCCACGAAATTTATCAAACAGAGCAATGGCTCGTAAAGATGTAACGAGAGCGCAAGGAGTTCCACGCATAGGCACTGAAGGTGGTTTTAGACCAGACGCTGCAACTACAACAGCACCAACAGTAGGTGAACCTCCAAGATTAAGCTATGGTGATTTTATGGAAGGAAGTCCAAAAGAATTTGGTGGTGAAATAACAGGTCAAGAGTCTGACAGATTTATAAGTCGCAGGGGTAGCGTACCGTTTGACGTAGGTGAAACTATAGATGCAAATATGCGGAGTGATACACCAGATATATCTAGGTTTGAGCCACTAGGACAAACACAATTACCTTCATCTAGAAGAGGTGGAGCAGGACGTTTTCCTAATGTAGACACTCAAACTGAACAAGCGTTTAGTAGGTCTATTAGCCCTACTGTAGAGAAGGCAAGAAGAGATAAGCTAGTGTCTGCTCCTACTGAAGACGATAAAAAAGTTAAAGTAACAAGCAAAAAAGAAGAGCCTAGCTTTTGGGATAAGTATAGCAGAAAAGGCAGTGCAGGTGGTTTTGGTGATGAGTGGTCTGCTAGAGATTTCTCTGAAGTAGGACACATGAATCTTCAAGGTCTAGGCAAAGACAAAGATAAATCGGCTAAAGCCTTTAACGCAGGAAAGCTTGGAGGAGGAGAAGTTCACTACTTTAGGTACAACACAGGTGGTGGAAATAATACTTATGTAAGCGAAGCTCAACTAAGAGACTATCTTAACAAACCTGCTAACTATGTATTAACAGCTAAAGATATAGCATCTTTTGATCCTACTACAGCAAAGAAAACGGTTCTTCCAAAGAAAGGTCTTTTAGGAGAAGAGAGGTATACGTATAAACAACCTGAAGTTACCACTACTCCTACTAAAGAAAAGACTTCTCAACAGCCAGTTTCAAACAATAATAAAAATAAGAAGAAAGACACTTATGATGCAGGAAAAGAAATGGCTAAGTTTAGAGCAGAACAAAAAGCTAGAGAAGATGCGCAGAAAAAGCAAAAAGATAAAAATGTTTATACAGGCGGTGGTGCAGGATCAGGCAGTGGTATTGCATTAAAGTCTGGAGGATTGGTGAAGAGGAGAGCTACTAAAAAGAAGAAGAAATCGTAAAGTAGTAGTGAGTACTACCTTATGGCTACTTGACCACTGCGGTCAACCCCAACAAAAGGAGTAATTAAAATGGCAGAATTAGCAGAAGTACAACCAGTAAAAACGGCAGGGTTTGTAAGTCAACGTAAGACTAAAAACCAAGAACGCATTGAGAAGGATGAAAAAGAACTTCAAGACCTTGTTGAGCAAAACAATGAAGAAGTAACAAAAAATTCTAAAGCTGCGGATAAGGACGAAACACAAGAGGAAAGTCTTAGCAAAGAAGAAGGCTCATTTAAAAAGCGATATGGCGATTTACGCAGACATATGGCAACTAAAGAGAAAGAGTTTCAAACTAGGATAGAAACACTAGAAGGTCAGCTAGATAAAGCTACTAAGAATGAACTAGTTCTTCCTAAAACAAATGAAGAAATTGAAGCTTGGGCTAAACAATACCCTGATGTTGCATCAATAGTTGAAACAATAGCGGATAAAAAAGCTCAAGAACGATCTAAAGATTTAGACGAGAGAGTGAAGCAGATAGAAGAAATGCGTTCTAGTGCTACACGAGAAAAAGCAGAAGCGGAGCTTGTAGCTTTACACCCTGATTTTGCTGACATAAGAGAATCAGACGAGTTTCACGATTGGGCAGAAGCACAACCTAAGTGGGTACAAGACGCTCTTTATGAAAACTCTGATGATGCTAAGTCTACAGCTAGAGTTATAGACCTTTACAAGTCAGATAAAGGTATGTCAAAGTCTAAGCAGTCAAATAAGAGTGCTGCGACTGCAATAAACACTCGTTCTAGTTCTTCTCCACCAACAGGAGATAAAAAAGGTAAATGGACTGAATCTCAAGTAGAAAAAATGTCTGATAGAGAATATGCAAAACATTCTGAAGAAATAATGGAATCTATTAGATCAGGAAATTTTGTATACGATATTAGTGGTGCTGCACGTTAAAAAACTATTGACAATGTGCAATTTATCACTATAACTACTAGCATACGTCTGATTATGGATGTATGCTTTTCAAGCAAACGATACCCTAAAGCTTACCAAAGCCGTATGAGCCTAAAGCTTGAAGTGTAGCGCAACACTTAAATCTTTACACCTTATTAACGCTTTGCCCTTACTGAGTATGTTTAGCTTATAATCATAAGCCTAACCTATTTATAAGGAGGATTTATTATGGCTTTTAAAACCGCTGCAGGTTACGGTAATTTACCTAACGGTAATTTCTCGCCAGTAATCTATTCTAAGCAGGTTCAATTAGCCTTTCGGAAAAAATCCGTAGTAGAGGAGATCACCAATAGTGACTATTTTGGTGAGATTTCTGCAATGGGTGATACCGTCAGGATAATCAAAGAACCTGAAATCACTGTCAAAGAGTATGCTCGTGGCGCACAAATTACTCCACAAGACCTCGATGACGAAGACTTTTCATTAGTTGTTGACAAAGCAAACTATTTTGCATTTAAAGTTGATGACATTGAAGAGGCTCACTCACATGTCAATTTCGGTGAAATGGCATCTAATCGTGCTGCTTACAGACTATCTGACCAGTTTGACCAAGAAGTTCTTGGTTATCTATCAGGTTGGAAGCAGTCAAGTTTAAGTTCAGTAGCTAGTGCCGCAAACACTACCGTATCTGGAACAAAAGCTGTCTCTAGTGCAGGATCAGACGAATTACTTGATTCTATGTTAGTTGACGCTGCCGATTTCAACGGTGGTACTGCAGGTGAATCTATTGTTGTTAAACCTCGTGCAGGTGGTGATTCATTGAACACGACAACTGCTAACGCTACTCCTTTAGCTGTTATTGCAAGAATGTCAAGAAAACTTGACCAACAGTATGTTCCTTCAACAGACCGTTGGTTAGTTGTTGACCCAGTTTTTGCAGAGCTAATGAAGGACGAGGACTCAAGACTATTCCAATCAGATTGGGGTGGATCAGGGCTACAAAACGGCTTGATTCTCAACAATGTGCATGGGTTTAAAGTCTATATGTCTAACAACCTTCCTGCTAAAGGCAACGGAGCAACTGGATCTACTTCTACAGGATCTACACACTTTGGTGTAATCTGTGCAGGTCATAGTTCATCTGTTGCAACTGCGGAGCAAATAAACAAGACCGAGTCTTATCGTGACCCTGACAGCTTTGCTGACATTGTTCGTGGTATGCACTTATATGGACGAAAGATTCTCAAGCCTGAGGCTCTATCTCGTGCATATTATGTATCTGGCTTCTAAGGGAGATAACTAATGGCAACTTATGATATGACATCTTCAGATACCACTGGTGTATCTTCTAACTCTATAGCCGCTTTACCATCTCAAACTGGTATGGGTGCAATGCGAATGATCCAAGCTTACTTGGACATTGACGCACTCGTAGCAGAGGGATATTCTGGTGCAAACGGTGACATCTTTCAACTACTTGAAATTCCTGCAGGAACATTAGTTCTTTTTGCAGGTGCTGAAGTAGAGAAAGCATTTACTTCTAGCTGTACCTTAGACATGGACTTTGCTGCAGGTGATGACATCATTGACGGTGCTGACATTACTTCTACAGGGTTCTGTGCCGAAGGTTCAAACGGACAGTCAAATGACGTTACTACTGGTGCTGCCTCAACATTCACTCAGTTTGTATCTACTACAGATACGATTGACTGTTTGATTGCAGGTGCTGCTCCTGCTACAGGAAGATTACGAGTTTACGCTTGTGTAATCGACTGTAATGATGTAGGTGCATCAGGTAAAGCTGACACAGTTGACAGAGATCAACTAGCTTAAATTTACTAATGGGGAGGGCATTAAGTTGCCCTCTCTTTTATAACATAATAAGGATTAATAATGGCAGATACAGTTACAAGTCAAACAATAGTAAATACTCCCCACAAACTTGTGATGAAATTTACTAATACTAGTGATGGAACAGGAGAAAGCACTGTTAATAAAGTAGACGTTAGTGGGTTTACTGCAGGTCAAAGAGTAGACACTACTGATCCTACTACATGTACAGAAGTAAGAATAGATAAAATATGGGCAAGATGTAATGGTATGTCTGTAAGCGTCTTGTGGGATGCAACATCTAACGTAGAAGCTATTTACTTAGCTGACGGTGGACCAGAACATTGGGATTTTAGTAACTTTGGTGGATTAGTCAATAACGCAGGAAGCGGTAAAACTGGAGATATATTATTTACAACAGTAGGTCATGCTAATACAGAGACATACTGGATAATATTAGAAATGACAAAGTTAGCTTAAATTTATGTCAGGAACGTATTTAACTCTAACTAATAGTGTTTTAGCTAGGCTAAATGAAGTAGCATTAACTTCAAGCTCTTTTAGTACAGCTAGGGGTATACAAATACAAGCCCAAAATGCTGTCAACGAAGCGGTACGTTTTATTAATCAAAGAGAGTTTAATTATCCATTTAACCACGCTACAGCTACAAAAACTTTAACTGCAGGAGTAGTTAGGTACAGTTTACCTACAAGTACAAAAACTGTTGATTATAATACTTTTAGACTAGTTAAAGATAGTGATTTAAACACTAGCGGTGGTAAACTAGGAATATTAAATTATAATGACTACATTAACAACTATATAACACAAGAAGACGAAATAAATTCTACTACTGCTGCCGAAGCTATTGACTCTTCTGAAACTGAAATTGATTTAACTAGTGCTACTGGTTTTGACAGCACAGGCACTGTATATATAGATAATGAACAAATATCGTATACAGGCATAAGTACTAATACTTTAACTGGGTGTACAAGAGGAGCAAATTCAACTACAGCCGCATCACACGATAATGGGGTTACAGTTACGCAGTTTACCAGAGGTGGTATTCCTAGATATATAGTTCGGTCTGCCGATAATAATTACCTTTTATATCCTTTTCCTGATAAATCTTATTCAATTAAATTTGACTACTACACTTACCCAACAGATATGTCTGCTCACGATGATACAACTTCTATACCTGCACGTTTTGATACAGTAATAGTAGACGGTGCAACAGCATTTGTTTATCAGTATAGAGGTGAAACACAACAGTATCAGATAAACTTTAGTAGGTTTGAAGAAGGTATTAAACATATGCAAACATTACTAATCAATAAATTTGAATATTTAAGGTCTACTTTTATACCTAGAACGTCAACTGCGTTTATGGATGTATCCCCAAGAGTAAATTAAAATGCCTGATCTATCGCAAACACAACCTGCAACATTTCCTCTTCAAGGAGGCTTGGTTTTAAACAAATCTACTTTTGCTATGGCTGCAGGTGAAGCGTTAGAACTTATAAACTTTGAACCTGACATTAGTGGTGGTTATAGACGCATAAGTGGTTTTGCTAAGTATAATACTAATATAGTACCACAAACTTCAGCTTCTTCAGAGACTGTATTAATGTCAGCATTTTATAATGACAATATTATAGCGGCTAGAGGCACAAATGTATTTAGAGGCACTAATGGCTCTACAACTATAAGTCAAGATCATAATAACTCTGTAACCACAATAACTGTTGCATCTACTACAGATTTTTCTACAACAGGCACAATATTGCTAGGGTCTGAGCAAATAACCTATACAGGTAAAACTTCTACTACATTTACTGGAGCTACAAGAGGAGCTAATTCCACATCTGCTGCATCTCACACTAGTGGAGCAACAGTTACACAATATTGGACATCAATAGACAGTAGCAGAACAAGTGCAGGAGTGTATACTTTTGCTACATTTAACTTTGATGGTACAAAAAAGTTTATAGTAGCGGATGGAGCAAATGCTCCTACTGTGTTTAATACGTCTTTTACAGCTACAGACGTTGCTCATGCTAATGCTAGTACAGGCGAATCTACTACACTAGTTCAAGATATAGCTAGTGGCACAGGCATGACAGGTTCAGGAACGATTAAAGTAGCATCTACAACAGGTTTTACTAATCCATCATCAGGTACGCTTACTTTAGTTGTTGGCACAGAACAGTTTACTTACACAGGCTTAACTTCTACAACCTTTACAGGTGTTACAAGAGGAGCAGGAGGCACGGAGGCAATAGATCATACTGCAGGAACAACAGTTTCAGATGCTTATCCTCCTGCTGTAAGTGGTGCTAAGTTTGTAGCTGTATTTAAAGACGCATTGTTTTATGCAGGTATGTCAGCTAAACCTCAAGAGGTTGTGTTTACAGTTCCGTTTGAAGAGGATAACTTTTCGGTTGCGTTAGGAGCAGGTAGTTTTAGAGTTGACGATACAATAACTGGACTAAAAGTTTTCCGTGATAACTTATTTATTTTTTGTGAAAACAGAATTTTTAAACTAAGTGGTTCTACTTTTGCTGACTTTAGGGTTGATCCTGTTACAAGAAATATTGGTTGCGTTAATGGGCAGACAATACAGGAATTTGCAGGTGACTTAATATTCTTAGCTCCTGACGGATTAAGAACTGTTGCAGGTACAGCAAGAATTGGTGACGTTGACTTAGGTACAATCAGTACTGCTGTTCAATCTGTTTTTAATGATAATATAGCTAATTCAGATAGCTTTAGATCTCTTGTTATTCCTAATAAAACCCAATACAGAGTTTTCTTTACTAAAGATGGGGTGTCTGAAACTATAACAAATGGTGTTATATGTTCTATGAGGGATGCTAATTTTGAGTTTGCTAAACTAAAAGGCATAAAACCTACATCCACAGATACACTAGTTGAGTCAGCAGGTACTACTGTTGTTCACGGTGGAGCAGATGGATACGTATATCAACAAGAATCAGGTAATGACTTTAATGGTACGTCTATTGATGGAAAGTACAGAAGTCCAGATTTAAGTTTTGGAGATGCAGGTGTTCGTAAGCATATGCAAAAAGTGTTGTTAAGCTACAAGCCTGAATCTTCTGTTAACGCAGACTTACTTTTAAGATACGACTATGAAGACCCTGATTCACCTAGACCTGCTGCGTATTCCTTATCTGCTGCTGATGTAGCTGCAGTTTATGGCTCATCAGGAACAACATACGGAACATCAACTTATGGTGGACAATCAGAGCCATTAGTTAGACAAGCAGTAGAAGGATCAGGTTTTACAGTAGCTTTAAGAGTTAATGACAATGGTGTATCAGCACCGTACTCAATAAGAGGCTTTGGGTTAGAATATCAATTAGGAGCAAGAAGGTAAATGGGAGCAACTTACACAAGACAATCTACGTATAGTGACGGAGATGTTATTACAGCCGCACACACTAATGACGAGTTTAACCAGTTATTAGCAGCGTTTGCAGCAAGTACAGGACACACACACGATGGCACTGCAGCCGAAGGTGGACCAGTTACTAAGCTGCTTGGTAACACACTTACATTTGGTGCAGGTACAGCAGGTACAGATATTACTATTACCTTTGATGGTGAGACTGCTGATGGTGTTTTAAAGTGGATGGAAGATGAAGACTATTTTGAGTTTTCAGATGATATACTTATAGCATCAACTGAAAAATTAATGTTTCAAGACACAGGAACATATATTTACTCAAATGCAGACGGAGACTTAGACATTGTTTCAGATGGTACAGCCGTAGATTCGATTAACATAGAATCTGCAGGAGGTATTACTTTAGATGCAGGTACGGCAGCAAGTGGTATTGTCTACGAAGATGACGGTACAGAAATGGCTCGTCTATATAATAGCTCTAGCGATGTTATACTTGAAACTAAGGTATCAGACAAAGATTTTTCAATCAAGGGTAACGATGGGGGTTCAGCTATAACTGCTATGACTATAGATATGTCAGAAGCAGGTGCAGTAACTTTTAATGATAAAATAACAGCAGTAGGTACATCTGTATTTACTAACCTAGATATTTCTGGTGATGTTGATATTGATGGTACAACTAACTTAGATGCTGTTGACATTGACGGTGCAGTGCAGATTGACGCTGCTTTAACTGTTGGTGTAGATGACGCAGGTTACGATGTTAAATTCTTTGGTGACACAGCTTCAGCATACATGCTATGGGATACATCAGCAGATGACCTTATACTAGGCGGTGCTGCAGGACTTGTAGTTCCTGATGGTCAGTTTACACTAGGTAGCACTGCTGTTACAGCTACTGCTGCAGAGCTTAACTTACTTGATGGTGTGTCTGGATTAGTACAAGCAGACTTTACTAAACTAGCAGCAGTTGATTCAACGGCTGCCGAATTAAATATTTTAGATGGTAAAAGCTTTGTTGATGAAGATGATATGTCATCTAATAGTGCTACTGCAATAGCTTCTCAACAATCTATTAAAGCTTACGTTGACTCACAAGTTACAGCACAGGATTTAGATATAGCTTCTGACAGTGGCACTATTGATATTGACTTAGACAGTGAGTCATTAACTATTGCAGGAGGAACAGGTCTTTCTTCAAGTGCATCATCAACAACAGTAACACTAGCAGTAGACGCAGCACAAACAGGTATAACTTCACTTCTTGCGACAGACATAAAGATTGGTGAAGACGATGAAACTAAAATTGACTTTGAAACAGCAGACGAGATACATTTCTACGCAGCAAACGTAGAACAGGTATATCTAGCTGATAATATATTTGGACCACAATCTGATAGTGATGTAGATTTAGGTTCTTCTTCTGTTCGTTGGAAAGATGCGTATGTAGATAGTATTACAGTAACAGGAAATGCTGACATTGATGGTGACGTTGATGTGGACGGTACACTAGAAGCTGATGCTATTACTGTAGGTGGTACTGCACTAAACACTGTTATAGCAGGTGTAACCGTTACTAATGCAACAACTGCTGCAGTAGCTACAACTGTAACTATTTCAGATAATGAAAGTACAGATGAAGATAATGCTATTATTTTTACATCAGGTGCAGATGTAGACGGTGGCAACATAGGATTAGAGTCAGATGGTGATTTAACTTACAATCCTAGCACAGGAAGGTTGACAGCGACACAATTATCTGGTACACTACAAACTGCAGCACAAACAAATATTACATCTGTTGGTACGTTAGGCGCATTAACTGTTGACAATATTGCAATAGATGGTACAACTATAGGTCACACAAGTGATACAGACCTACTTACGCTAACAAGTGGAGTTGTAACAGTAGCAGGTGAAGTTTCTATGACTACCCTAGATATAGGTGGTACAAATGTTACCTCAACTGCAGCAGAACTTAATATTTTAGATGGAGTTACATCCACAGCAACAGAATTAAATATTATGGACGGTGATACAGCCGCCTCTTCTATTACATTAGCTGACGCAGACAGGTTAGTAACTAATGATGATGGAACAATGAAACAGGTAGCTTTAAGTACGCTTAAAACTTACTTGACTAGTGCAGGATTTTCTAGTGACGATCCCACTGCACTTGCGATTGCCCTTGGCTAGTTAGGAAAGGAGAACTAAAATGGCAGATGACGCAACAGTATCAATTCAAGCAACCATCCTACCTGACGAGATTGCTAAAACACTTTCAGGCACTATGACGGTTACACCAGATGATGCGAATGATAAATGGTACTATAAACTTACAGCTTGTACTGCAACAAGCACTGACTTAATTGCAGGATCGTTTTTGGATTACACAGCAGTAGATGACGATACAGCACCTACCGCTATTTCTACAAGTGATAAAGTAAAATTCCTATTTGTGCAGAACACAAGTTCAGCAGATGGTGTTTACATTGTATTTGATGGTGGCACTGCTGCCAATGATGTTGCAGACGGTGTATTTATTGGACCTTCTCAAACTTGGTTTGGAAGATTGCCTAATACAACTGTAGCAAATATACATGCCATATCATCTGATATAGGTGATGCAGGTGATGCAACAGCAAATCTTATTGTGGCTGCTCTCATAGATGACGTAGCATAAAGGAGCTATAACAAATGGCTAATACCTTTAAAAATAAAACATTTAATGGAAACAGTACCACTGCCAACACTAATATGGCAGTGTACACTGCTCCATCCAGTACGACAACAGTTGTGATTGGTTTAACATTAGCCAACACAACCTCGTCACAAATAACTGCTGATATAAAGTTAGCTGCGGCAGATACTATATATCTTGCTAAAGACATACCAATACCTGCAGGTTCAGCTTTTGAATTTTTTGCAGGAAATAAGTTGATTATGGAAGCAGGACATGCTATAATAACACAATCTAATACAGCTAACTCATTAGACACAACTTTATCAATCATGGAGATAACTTAATATGCCTTACATTGGTGAGCCAGTATCAGAACGCTTTGCCTCTGTACCTTCCGTTGAAAGATTTAGCGGAGATGGTAGTACAACTGGATTTACTTTAGGACGCAGTGTTAGCAGTACAAGTGAAATACTCGTATCTGTAGACGGTGTTGTTCAGGACACTACGGCTTACTCAATTAGTGGTGGCACAGGATTAGTATTTTCTGCTGCTCCATCTAGCAACTCAGGTAATAACATCTTTGTGAATTACTTAGGCTTAGTGGAAGCAAGTGTAGCTCCTGCGGCAGAAAACAAAGGTAACTTCAAGGCAGGTGGTTTGTTTAGAACTAATGCACAGAGCTTAGAGTCTGACATAACTATAGCTGCATCTGAAAATGCCACAGCTACAGGAACTCTGTCTATTACTTCTGGAGTAACACTAACGATTGAATCAGGTGGGAGGCTAGTGGTACTATGAGTACGTTAAAAGTAGATACAGTACAAAGCACAGGTGGTGCTACAATCTTTACACATAGTGGTGGTTTGTTTAAACCTAACGCTTTAATACTACAAGCTACTGCTACCGACACAGACCAATCTATTTCTGCTGACACTGCCACAGTTATTCAATGGGAAACTGTTGTAGTAGATACTGGTAGTTATTGGGATAGTACTAATCACAGATATACTCCAAGTGTTGCAGGGTATTACTTGTGTTCTGCAACATTAAGGTCATCAGAACAAAATGTATCTAAAAAACAAATAACTTGGCGTAAAAATGGGTCATCTCAAATTGAAGCTCGTTATCAATTAACTGGTGACTATTTGACAAGCAACAATCTTCCTGCACCAACTACACTAATTCAACTTAATGGTAGTGGGGATTACATAGACATTACATTTACTTGTGAGGAGTCAATGACACTATCCACTTCTGACCCCCCATCTCATTCAGAAATTAACATTATATTGGTACATGCAACATGAGTACACTCTTACTAAACACACTAACAGGCAAAACCTCCGCAGGGTCTATTGATGTGACAAGCGAAGGCACTACTAAAACTATAAATCTACAACAAGGTTTGTGTAAAAGTTGGGTAAATCAACAAAATGATGCAAGTCAAAGCAACACTAATGACAGTTTTAATGTTACAAGTGTTGCTGATACTGCAACTGGACATAGCACAATTACAGTAACAAGTGCTTTTAGTGCAGACACATTTGCAAGTGTAGCAAGTGCAGGTCAAAATAGTCAAACTGATAGATTTGCACAAAATGTAACAGAAGCAGATGGCAAACAACCATCTACATCAACATATCAAGTTAAGGCATTTGATATTAGTGCAGGAAATTTAGGACATATTGATGCGTTTATGGTTTCTTGTTTTGGAGACTTATTATGAGTATATCACATGGAACAATAGCATTTGACACGCTCACAACGTCTGACCAAGTAAAGACTGGCACTGAGAAGTCTATAGATACGAGTTATCTTTATAATGGTTCTGCTAAAGCATGGAATAGATTTGATGGGACTGCAATAACTACCATTGCAGATTCTTTTAATAACGGAAGTGCTACGGATAATGGAACTGGGGATTATACGTTTACTTTTACAAATAATATGTCAAACACTAATTACGCACCAGATGCAGGTGGTGGAAGGGGAACAGCCTCAACAGTTGATGGAAGAGTTCAACAAGCTGACCAGATTACAACAAGTCAATTTGTTTTCAACATGTTTGCAATAGATGCCAATGGTAATTCTGCTTATGTAGAGGACACCTTTGGATTAACACAAGTACACGGAGATTTAGCATAATGAAAACACCAGAGTTTCAAGGCACACACTTATGGGAGCGTCTATGTTGGGCAAAGGAAAAGCTAGAGCCTTACAGGAGCGAATACTGCATAGTGTGGGAAGACCCTAATGAAATGGAAAACCCTGCTAAAGTTACACACCCAGACCCTAACTGGATGGCTTGTGCATTACAGGGTGGCATACTACCACCAGTACAATCCTACTGGGAACTGAAGAAAGATGAAACAAAACCTGACTTTGTAAAACATACACGAGGACCAGAGCTTCTACACAATATGAAACCTATTGACGCTATGACTGAAGAAGAAGCAATAGAGTATTTAATAATGAAAGACATACCTGAACATGTCTGGAGAGATTGGGATAAATCCAATAAGCCACGATTGGTTATCTGCAAAAAAAGTCAACTTCCTGCAACTAGGGAGTGGAGAAATGCGTGGCAAATAAGTGATGAACTCACTGTTGAGACATCGGTAGCCGCATAAAGGAGTATTAAACTATGGCAAAATCTTATATTACAGACATGGATGGCAAGACTGTTGATAGCTCATCAGTAACTAAACCATCTGACAGGCACTTCAGAGGAGCATGGAAGCTTTCTGGTAGTACTATTTCTGAAGACATGACTAAAGCTAAAGAAATCTTTAAAGACAAAATTAGAACAGTACGTCAGCCTCTATTGGATGCTGAAGACGTAGTGTACATGAAGGCACTAGAAGCTAGTGACTCATCAGCACAAGCTGCAAGTATAGCTAAGAAGAAAAAACTTAGAGATGCACCTGCTACCTCTGCGATTGGTAGTGCTGACACTATAGCTAAACTAAAGGCAGCTTGGGATACAAGCACATTGGGTACTAGCCCTTACGCATAAGGATAAGTAAATGGCACTTAGTAAAATCATAG